CTTTTGTTAATTACACCCCTGACCCTAATCAAGTCATTGGCGCTCATAGGAAATACGCTGACCCTTTGATGGAGTCTTTGCTGATCTACGCTTTACCTATAGTTAAAAAAAATACAGGGTTGCAACTTTTCCCGACCTATTCTGTTTATCGAACCTATGGCTCTGGGGATAAACTTGACCGCCATAAAGACAGACCAAGTTGCGAAATAAGCATTTCGTTATGTTTAGGCTATAACTATGAAAATTCTGACCCTAATTATCGTTGGGGGTTAAATGTTGGAAACGAGGAGTTTTTTATGGAAGTGGGAGATATGGTTATATACAGAGGTCTAGAGGTAGACCATTGGCGAGAACCTTTAGAAGGGGAGCAGGGGACTTGGCAAGTACAAGCCTTCTTGCATTACGTAAACGCTGAAGGTTTATATTGGCCTTTGAAATATGATGGAAAACCTTATTTAGGTTTGCCTGAAAAGTATATAAATAATGATTTACATGGCGCGGCAGCCTCTATTTCACAAAGAAATTATACCGTTCCGTCTTTTTTTAACTTAATAAAGGAGAAATAATGCAATACATATACGGCGCAGATGTAGAACCTACAAAAATAATCGCTGGCGCTGTTTATATTTATGAAGGGGCTTGTGATAATTGGGAAACTATAATTAGCAGTATAGAAAAAGAAGTTGAAAATAAAGACTCTGGGATATATTTCGAACCAGCCTCCACCCTTGATGGCAACACCCAAGGGCTCCGTAAAAATAAAATTATGTCTATTACAAGTTTCGCGAATAGAAAAAATGAAACTTGTAGGCAAGTACATAATTACGTTGGCCTATTATTAAATGAACATCTTAAATCTTATTCTAAAGCATTCGAATGTAATTTCGGCGATCATGAAGGTTATGGACTTTTGAAATATGAAGGGGCTACGTCAGATCATTATGATGCTCATTATGACGGGGGTCCAAATAATGGAAGATGGATTTCTGCCATACTCTATTTGAATAATAATTATGAAGGTGGAGAATTAGAGTTCGTGGCTTTCAATGAAAAATATAAACCGAAAGCAGGAACTTTAGTTATATTTCCCTCTAATTACGCTTATCGTCACATCGCCCACTCAGTAACGAAAGGCACTAAATACGCAATAGTAACTTGGATAACTGGAAGTTAATCAATCGAAAGATTTACTACTCCAAAAAAATTTTTTGTAACCTTCATAAAAAACCGTTTTAAGTTTGCTTAAATTTTTTACAACTTGCTGCTGGTCTATTTGGTCTCCTTTTTGCATTTGCCACTCATCTCTCTTAAATGGAATAATCTGAACTAAAGGCGTGCCAGCAGGTATTATTCCTTCGAAATTTGAGTCTTTCAAAATAAAAGGAAAGTTTACTGGGTTTACATACTCATCAGTATCAACAATTCCTTCAAAGATATTAAAATATGAGTTACTTCCATGTACAGGGTTTATGAATAAACAAGAATAACCTTTCGGAGTTTTAATTGACCATGGGTTTAGAAATTTAGGAACGCCTAATCCGTTGCTTGCGTAAGGGTGATTTACTAATTGCCGTTTATGGTGGAAATCGAAAGAAAAATTATTACTGGCTTGTGAAACAACAAGTCCATCTGTTGTCTTCTCAATTGAAATTTCTTCATGAGTTACGATTACATACCCGCTAGTTAAAGCATCAAAAACTGGCATGCATTTTTTTATAGTAGAGGTTTTGTCTCCATTTATTATTTCTTTTGGTTTATCAGAAAAGTAAGGCTTTTGATTTTTGTACCAATCAGGTAAAACTTTTTTACTTGGCTTCGGGTGATATTCAAGTTCGATATGAAAATTACCCACTTGAGTAAAAGTAATTTTGTGCATGCGGCAATATTATACTATTCAGCAACCTGCCAAGTCTTATCAGCCTCGTTCCAAACTGTGTAAGCAATTCGGTTCACCTCATCTATCGGTGGGGGAGCGACTGGGGGTAGCCACTGTTTAATTGTGCTGTCCCATGTCCATGAAGGATAAGGTTGAATTTTCTCTTCTATTTCTTGATTATGGTTAACACCTTCATACTCAGTCAATTTCCGACCTTCAGTGCCTCCATGTAATTCTACAAATTGATTTATTTCCCCTGTTGAGGGTTCATGATCGAAATGAATAGCGTTTAATACTTTTCCGTCTTTCAATATCGCTACTATGGAGTCCATTTAAGCACCAATATCTTTCCGGCTTCTCCTGCGGTAACTTGTACGAAAGTCGGGTTGCCTCTTCCACCTTGACCGCCCCTACCAGCCTCAAGTTTTGTTCTAGTTGCAGGATTATATACATTTGTGGCAGGGTCTCCTGTAGGCGTTCCCGCAGCACCAGTCGTAGCACCAACATTATCCGAGCCCCCACTGCCACCAACGCCTCCGTTTGCTGTTAATGAAAAACCTGTAGATGTTCCTCCAGTTCCTCCAACGCCTCCTGCTCCTGGCGATGTACCATTATTTCCTATTACGCCTCCTGCACCTGCAGTTAAACTATAAGTTCCTGTTAATGCTATAGCAGTGTTGTTGTGAGCAACTCCTCCAACTCCACCATTTCCGCCTTGTCCGATACCAGCCCAACCGCCTTGTCCGCCACCGCCACCGCCACCGCCAACTACGACTACATGTGCGTATTGGCCAGCAGTGTAATTACCTGCGGTGCCGCCTGATGTTTCATAATTTCCGCTAGATAATCTAGATAGAGTTATTGTTCCGCCATCAGCAGTAATTTTTGGATTTACTTTGTTGATTGTTAAGTCACTAGATGTGGATGCTTGCGCTGTCCAACGCCCGATCGCAGAAGCAATAGTCGTATTTCCAGATGCCGTAGTAACAGCAATTTCTGCGAGTAAAGCATCATTAGTTCCATATACGAACACAGTAACAGTTCCAGTAGAGCAAACAAGAGAATAAGTTCCTGCTTCGTTGAAAGACGAATCTAGCCATTCATAGGTTGTACCTACTTCAAAAATTTCAGCATTCAACGCCCTAGTGTTTATACTCTCTTGGATAGTAACAAGCGGGTTGATAAAATTACTTCCGTTTTGAGCAACAGCCATTAGGCGATCTCACTTCCGAAGGCGTTAAATGATTGACTTGCTGAAGAAGCATAAACAGTAATTACATCCGCTGCATTTAGAGTGGCGCCAATAGTATAAGAGTGATTAGCGTTCGCTGGTAACGCAACATCATAAGCAATATAGTGTTTAGCGGCCAAACTCTCACCATCAGGGCGAATAGCAATTCGATAAGACCCTGCTGTTGTTTGGTTACATACAGTAATAGTTGATATTACAGTTTCAGTTGCTGAAGGTACTGTGTAAAGAGTAGTAGCCGTTGTTGCGCTTGGATTTGATTGTCCGAGCACTTTGTAAGTAGTTGCCATGGTTTAGCCTCCTATGAATAAGAACGAGTTTAGCACGCCAGTAGTTAAAGATTGTGCTGTAACTAGGCTTGCCGACGAGGAAATTGACGCGTTTTCAGTTTGGGTTTGGTAGGTATTGAAAAAACTTGGAACTGTGGTCCAAGTAATAGTAGTTAATGCGGTATAAGTGGCTGCTCGGGCATTTAAGGCAGTATAAGAAGCATTGCCGTATTCAAAGTATTGATATCGACCACTAAATACATAACTTGAGAGTGCTTGGTTTATTTGTCCATCTAAGACATCTATGTTGGCTGTAAGAACTCCGAATAGAGAATCTGAAACTAATCCTACATAAGTTTCAGCAGTTATTGCAGGACTTATGTCTGCTAAGTTAAGAGTTCCAGCGGTTGTGTAGGGCAAACTAATTGTATAAGTCCTGCCTTTGGGAAAGGCTTCTTCGACTGTAATTGTATAGGGAATTGGGACAAGGTCTGGGTCATTGGTAGCAGGAAGAGTTGTGCTAAAAGAGCCATTAGCATCTAAAGTAACTGACTTAGTAGAAGGAACTATCATTTGATTATCTGTACCATTTTGAATTAAATCACTCAAAGTAAATTTAACTTGCCCACTAATAGCAGCACCAGTATAATCAACGAAGTTTCCTGCTACTGCAACAGTAGTTATTGCTGCACCCAAAGCCATTACCCAACACCTCCTAAAAATGGATTAGCAACTAAAGGTGCAAGTGCTTGTATTGCTGCTAAATCGCTGATTACATCTGCGCTTGCAACATTTATAGCAGTTGAAATAGTTCCACCAATATTAGTCACTGGTGTTATTCCGTCCATAATTGCGTCATAAGTTGTAAATGTTGCGATTGCTACATTAGCCATTTTATAGTCCCATCAATAAATAAGGGCTTAAAGATACTTTTTGTATATTTCCTACTTCATTACTTGCTAGCGTGGCATTAGCCGTAGCGGTATCGGCAATAGTTTCTGCACTATCTAAAGTAGAAAAGGTTCCGTTAGCACCATTATATTTTGCTAAAAGAGTATTATATTGAGTAGTTGTTACGAAACCTGCTGCTTCAGAACTGCTTACTGCTTCAGATAAGTCAGATAAGTCATAGGTGGCTGTTCCTGAAGGTAGAGTAACAAAGAAGTCTCGCCCACCACCAAAAATCTCTTCTATTCTATAAGCGATAGGGTTAGGCGTATAATCTGTATCGTTAGTTACTGGCAAGGTTACAGTAAAAGCACCATTGCCGTCTAAAACTTTAGTTATGGCTTGTCCTACTACTATTTGATTTTGGTCAGTATCTATAACATTACATATAGGAGTAAAACGAATTAAACCAACTTGCGCTGCGCCAGTAATATCGACGTAAGTTCCGTTTAATACACAGGTAGAGATGTCGCCACTTAAAGCCACTTTGAACTCCTAACCCATTAACAAAAAGGAATCAAATCCTCCTGCTGCTGCTGATGCCCATTTTACTCCGCCTGACTCATTAGAATCTGCTGTGAGGACTGTGCCGTTTGCGCCAACGCTTAATTTCGCTACGGTGTTATCGGCTGTAGCAACAAACATATCACCCTTGCTATCTACAAGAACTTGAGGAACTGGATACTGAATAATCGAAATAGCCATGATTAAACTCCTTGTCGGATAACGCCAACTGTTTGAGTGCTTGAAGCGACTACGCCATAAATACCTTCGCCGTCTTGTAATTCAATAGCGAAAGCGGTTCCTGCTAAAAGTAAAAAGCCATAAGAGGCTGTGGTAACACCTGTACCACCGATATAAACACTTTGCCCATTGGTTGGGTTCTGTACTAAAACTGTTTGTCCATCTCGACCTGCGCCTGTGGCAGAAAGTAAGGTAGCAGTAGTACCTACTGAAACTTGTGCGTGAGTTAATGCCATAGTTGCTCCTTTAGGAAAGAGCGATACTTCATTTCTGAAGTACCACCCTTTCTAAATAATTAAGTAAATCTTTAGGCTATACGGTAAATTGATACTGTCGTTGGGGCAGTTACAACTACTTCCCAGCGAGATGCTTGTCCAGCAGTCGCGGCAGTTGTTGCAAGTCCTACGATTGTTACACCAGTTCCACCAGCCAAAGTAGCAACGTATGCTGCTAAGTTGATATAACTGAATTTAACGCTTGTTCCTACAACTGCACCTAGTTCTGCAATAAGAGCAGCAGCAGTTGGTGTTGTAATAGTTCTTGCTGTTGTAAGAGTTGCAGTATTAATACCACCAAGAATACCTGCTGTTGTAAGTACCATTGAGGTACCATCAGCGATATTTGTTACTGACCTAAGTTGCTTTAATTGACTTTTAACAGTAAGTCCGCCAACAACCGCATTACCTCGCGTAATTTGATTAAACATATTTCTCCTTATTTTGGAGAGGGAGAGGGTTTTAGTCCCCCTCCCTACTCAATTTAATTAAGCGACTACTGAATCCCAGAACCAACCTAGATCAGAAGCAATAACTTTATTGTCAAAAGCCATTTCTCCTTCAATACGGTCTGCCTTGAGAGATTCCATACGGAATGAACTTACGCCGATTGTTGAACCGATACCGCCTGATACGCCTGTCCATGAGAAAGAGTATCCAGCAGAAGGAGTCAACAAGCCTGGTGTTGGAGCAACATAAGCAAGAAGGGCTTTCTTTCCAGAAGTAAATGAATACGCCTGTGAAGCACCTTCGTTGTTTGTAGCCTTAACACCTTTAGAGATGATAACGCGAGGAATATCAAACATTGCTGCCAACATATCAGCAGTAATAGTCTGTGCAGATGTGTACTTGATACGATCTACGATATCAGGGTGATTCTTTAGTGCACGGAATACATCGTATCCCAATACTAAAGTGTTTGGTTCCATACCAGTTGTTGAAAGAATACCTGCCTTAGCGTCTTCGATATCATCAATTGGGTCTGAAGCAGCATAGTCTGACCATTGCTTTACTTCGTTTGATGAAGGAGAACCTGAAACGCCATCATAATCGTTAGCCCAGATACCGCCAGCAAAGAAGTCTGTGTTCCATTGGATTTCTTTACGAAGCATTAAACGACGAGTTACAAACTCTGTTGCCTCGCGTAGTGGATTCAATGGTGCATCTGCGTTAGCAACAGTCTGATCATCTACGTCCTTATGGAACGCAAATACATCTGCACTGTAGTTACCAGTTGATAGACCATAACCTCCACCAGCAGATTCAGTTCCACCTGCTCGGCGTTGAGCCTCGTCACGGAACCAATCGTTCTTGGTGTAGGTAAAGAATTTGTCAGACTTCTTGTCCACAGGAATTACTGGGAACACCTTGTCTGCAATAAAGTTGTCTTGATTTTGTAGATATGCTACTGAAATGTTTGTCAGAATCGCATCTACGTGAACTGAGTTAATACTTGGTTGTGGCATGAGTTGGCTCCTTAGTTGGCTCTAGTTGGGTTAGCACAGTTAATTACCGCTGTGATTACGTCATTACTTGCGCCACCTGAGATAGCGGTTCCAACAACATACTTAGTTGTATCTGTCGTAGCAAGAACGCTTGCTTTTGCTGCGGAAGTTACACCTAGTATGTCACCGATAGCAATAGTTGCTCCAGCGACTAACTTAGTTCCACCAACGATAAGAATTTCTGCTTCTTGTCCTGATGTTGGGGCGTTCTGCAATACACCGATTGGAATATCGGTTGCTGCTGAACAAGTAACAACTGTGTCAGTTGTACTCAATTTAACAAAAGTATATTGAAGGGCTGATAAATCGGCTCCTGCAACTCTTGTAATTTTTACTGAATAATTACTAAATTCAAATGCCATTTTATTTAGCACCTTTCTCTGTTAGGTATTGGCTGTATAAATCTGGGTTAGCAATAACAGCACTTGAGAAGGCTTGCTCGAAAGTTACGCCTTTTTTGGTTTCTGTTACTGATTTAGCCAAAGATGTTAATTGGTCATAAGCACTTCCAGATGCTGGATTTACTGACTTACCAATTTCTGCAAAGATATTCGCTGACTCTGCTTGTGCATTAACTGAAGAAAGTGCTTCTTCAACTGACTTAGCAAGGTCTGAATTAACTTCTGCTAATTGACGAAGTGCTGGACCGATTTTTTCAGCATCAAGACCTAAGAACTTCCAAGCCTTTGCTTTCTCGACTGCTTCTTCATCTGCGCGAGCAATTCTTTCTGACTTTAGAACTAATTCGATTTCTGCTACACGAGTTTGTGCTTCTTTCGCAGACTTCTCCATAGATTCTAACATTTCACGAATTGGCTCTGGTGCTGATTTAATAAGTGAAGTAATATCTTCTTTCTTCATCTCATCATCTTCAGGTTTCATCATTTTTGCTAATTTTTTATTAGCCTTGTCTAACTCTTCTTCAAGGTCAGCAATTTTTTTCATCATGTCGTCGTAAGACATTTTCTTCTTGTCTTCGTCTTCATACATATTTTTCTTTTTTTCATCTTCGCGCATTGACTTTTGGGTATCGTCTTCATGCACAGACTTTTGTGTTTCGTCTTGGGCCATAGTTTCCTCCTCAGTACCTTTCTGGTACAGACTTTCATCTGAGTTATTATCTTGTTTGTTTAGGTCTGAAAGAAGGTCGTCCATGCCAGTCAAATTATCTGACTTGATGACTAACCAACCTTCATGAAGATGAGCAGGGTGGTCAACTCCAGATGCTTCTTCTATATTCAAAGAAACCATCTTGCGGGCTTTGGCCATTCTAACTCCCGTTCATTATAGATAGTTTGACATCGTGCCTCTATCTAACTTCTAAGAATAACACACGATAGGGTTTATTTTATCTAGTAGTTGCCCTTATTTCGTGCCGCAGCAATATTCCGTAGTTTCGTGTTTGATGTGTCGAACTTTATCTGCTCATAAACATAGCAGTCGGTACAGATTATGATATTTCCCCACTGGGTTCCTGAAAACTTAGGATTGAAGAATCTTTCGCATTTAGGGCAAGTTTTGGCTTTGCTCATTACTTTACTGGTCCTCCGACCACCCAAGCACGACATGTTCTTTTTGCGGCACACTTGAAATCAAAAGCCTCGCAGTATCCTAATTGACCTGCTGCGTCTATAGAGTCAAACTCATCTTGCCTATCGCCCCCAGTCAAGCCGGAAGAGATACAGTTCTTCATTTCGGGTGTCACGATAAATACTGCACAGTTTCCGCATCTTTGTTTCTTTGCTACTGCGGTAGTAACATTCCACTCTTCAGCCATCTTTTCCCAATATTCGTTGTTGGGTTCGGCAGGATTTAGTGGTCCATACATTGCCGTATCAATAGCATTCTTTCGATTCTTGAGATTAAGTTTAATATCCTGTGTTGGTAATGGGCAATCTTCTTCTGCCTTATTAACTGCAAACTCGTTTAGGTTTAACATTAATCCTCGGTTGAATTGCGTAGTGGAAAAGTCGCTACCCATAAAATCATAGAACCGACAATAGCATAACCTACAACAGTTTTGGCGGAGCCATCAAGAACTACCCAAGCAACAAACATGCCCAGTAATGTCCAGATTTGATTGGCTATATCAGAAAACCATTTCTTCATTACAACCTCCTTCTATAACTAACGCTACCTGCGAGTGCTGCAGTAGTAGCAGACTGAACTGCTATACCACTTACAATAACTGCGGCAACGATTGTCTGTTCTGACTCAGAGCGTTCTTCGTCAGACATATCTGCTCCGATACTGCTTATAGCCAATAGAGCCTGAGCAGGGTCAGAAAAAATAGTACTAAGTAATTCTACTGGACTCTCTAATATAACTAACGCTGCGGCAACTTCAGCAATTACGATTACTTCATTTCCATTTGAGTCTTGGCGTACTTCAACAGGCGTGGAAGGTGGAAGATCGGCTAAAGTAATTCCTGCTTCAGCAATAGCCTCAACTGTTACTGCTTCACCTTCAGCAGATTCAATTAAGGCTTCAGCGACTAATTCCCTCTCAGATTCAGTGAAAGTTCCATCTTCGCTTAATTGCTCTGAAAGGTTATTAACTTCAGTTTGGGTGATTTCTCCGTCTTGAGATAAGGCTTCTAGTATCTCTATAGAGTCTTGAGCCGTAACTACTCCGCCCATTTCTAGGTTCTCTACTAAAGTTTCTAGTTCTGCAACTGTTATCGGTTCTAGGTTTTCTTCTATTTGGGTGATAGGCTCTTCATTAACGATAGGAGTATCAAGTGGTTCTTCTGACTGACTTTCTGGCTCTATTTCTGGTATCAGTTGTTCTGGGTTTTCTGGTATGGAAGGTTCAACAACAGGAACAAGTACCTCAAGTTCTGAAACCAATTCTTCGGGCAACTGTTCTACTGGTGGTTGTATCGTGGTTATTGGCTCTGGGCTTGTATCTATCACAATAATCTGAGGAGGAATATATGGAATTACTATCTCTGGTGTTATCACTGGTTGCTCTACTGGAACAACAGGTGGCACTACTACTGGCTCTACTGGTTCGGTAGGTTCAGGTGTCACTGGGTTTTGGTTTTCTGATGGGTCTTCTGGCTGGGGCTGTGGCTCTTGCGGTGTTGGCTCTACTTCTGGAAGATTGATTAAATTACTACTTAAAGTATAGGTTCCAATAGGTCTTTGATTGGCAACTATAAAGTCGTAAGAAGTTGCTCGTATAGTGTAAATGTCGGGAGTTAGAGTTCCGCTTAATCTAGAAGCATAATAATTGGTTTGGGTATTGTGGTTGCTATCGTCATCTTGTGCAATTACTGTTCCACCCTCAACTGCCACACCACGATATAAACTAATCCATGAATCTACCCATGCTTCCCTTTCAACTGTTACTGAATTAACTACTTCAGTGCGTGGTCCAGTAGTCGTTTCAATTACATATTCAGTAGGAGTTACTACCTCAACTACTGTATCTACGAAGGCTATCTCGGGAGTTAAGGTAATAGTAATTTCATCAGCGAATGCTACAACTGGGGTCAGGGTCAGCCAGCCCACTATAAAGGCAACTGAATAGTATTTGTTGAATCTTAGCAAGTAAGCACCCCTTGTTAATTAAGGATTTCTTACCTATTATCGCATTATCTGGTTACTAATTACTGCTGTAAAAATTGACTACCTTGATTAAATATCTAGTGAACTCTCAATACCAAGTTCTCTAATGGTTTCTGGGATTTCGGTATAAGCATTTTGAATAACCTGATCTACATTCATTCTATAAATTTCTAAACCAGAAATTTTATCTAGAGCACTCTCATATTTATTGACCCCAGATTGTATCTTTGCTATTTTTTCCTGTCCTTTAAGTTTTTTAGCACTCATAAAATCTTTTGTTGCTCCCTCTACATTTACTCTAGCAGAATTAAGTGCTTTTATTTGTACCGCATTATCGGCACGCTCTCTTAAACCTTCTAATTCATCTACGAGGCTAATGCTTGCGTCACGCATTTGATTAGATACTTCATTACCAGTTTTATCTATAAACTCATTAGACATCATTGTATTAGGTTTAGAATTTCCGCCACCTGCACCACTTCCGCCTTTACCACCACCTCTTCTTCCATGTGATAACTGGTTATGGCTTCCGTGTTTAAGAACTTCCTGTCCTAAGCCGTGATCATTTAAGAATATGCCCATTATTTACTCCGCTTTTTCTTTAGGAATCTGTATAACAATACTGGACTCAGATACAGCAACAGAGCAAGAGCACTCGCTCGAACAACAGGACGACTGCGGTAGGAATCTAAAATCTTTCTCATTCATCGCTTTTCTTACCTTTGCTTGATAATGGGTGTGCTTCAGGTAGTAAGTCTGTATCATACGCGCCTCTTTTGAATCTTCCATTACGCAACGCATGTAAAAATCCATTTACTCTAGCAAAAGCCCATTGTTCTTTACTTTGAACATTTGGACGAACGGAAGATGGGTTGGTTTTATATGCCCCTATGCCTCTTCTGTAAACTTGAAGTAATGTTCCAGTAGTAGTTCTTTTGCCTTTAGCATCGCCTACTTCTTCATTATGTTCTTTGGCTTTTTCTTCCAATGTGCTTTCAGTTGATTTCTCAATTTCTTTAAGTTTTTTAGGTGGTTTCATAATAGTATCTACATGAACCGCATTGACACCGGGATCGCTTTTTTCTGCATCATCAGGTATATCAGTTCCTAATCTTTTTGCTTTACCACCAATAGAATATCCGCTTAGTTTGCCTGACTTAACTAATTCCCATGCCCAGTCTTTCCACAATACTCCCATGAAAACTGTGTTGGCAGGATAAGTAAACTCTGTCTTCTTACCATCGGCTTTAGTTGTTGGAATCTTTAGTTCATAAGGGAAGGTCATCATCTCAACCCATTCACCTGCTACTACATCTCGGTTATGTTGTAAATGAATATTTCTATCGCCTGACTTTACGTAATCCCATACAGCATTCTGCAATTCTTCTTCATCTGTCCACTCACTGTGGGCATCTAATTTATTAGGAATATACAGAGGTCCTAGAGTAAATTTCTTATCATCGGCTTTCATAAATGGTGCTAGATAATCAAAAGACTTATCAACTCTTTCTACTATTGATCTAGCCCAACTCTCAGCAGCATCGCCACCCCATGCGTCCCAAGCAACTCTTCCTCCAGATGGATAACCCTTTTCGCCTCGGTTAAAACCTTCTGCTTTCTTATCTGGTGTGTGTCTGGCTAAGAAAGAGCGCATACGCTTTATTGTTCTTAAACTTACTGGTCTTCTTCCTGCTAATTGTGCTGCTCTTGCTCGACCTACATCAGTAAATCCCCCACCAGCCTTACCTTCACGAATCCAATTAAGTGCTCTCTTAGCATTTGTGGCAACTGAAGCAGGTGGAGTAAATGTATCTGACTCTGCAACCTTATCTACATTTTCTTTACTTGGATTAACAAGTATTTCTAATCCGTCTCCCCATAAACCAAAAGCAATTTTGAAATAATCTATATCGCCATCTTCCCATTTAACGATAATATCTTCAACTAATTCTTCTTCTCCGCTAAACAATTCCTCTAGTTCAGCACCATCTAAAGTAATCTCAGGATCAATAATTACTTCTTTCTCAAAGAACTCTTCACTGCTTAAGTCGTAGCCTCTTTTAGATAGTTCGGTAGTTATGTAATGATGAGAAGCCAGCATAGTAGCGTTCATTTCACTCTTGCTTAATTTCCCATGAAACGCTAATAGTGATTCAGTTGTTGCTTTCTGGATTACATCTGGGACATTGGCGTATAAAGCCCGAACATGTTTCGCTGCGTCTACCTTTGTGACATGGCAAGCGACTAACTCACCTGTGTCTGATTTGACTACGGCAAATCCCGGACAACCTTTTACATTACTGGCTACTTTATACGGCATGGCTCTATTCTATCTGCTCTTGTCTTCGGCTTCGGTCTCGACTTGATTTGATTCTTGTATTTCTTCTATTGTTTTAGCGACCTGTATTTTACCCTGCCCACGGATAATCTTGCCATCTTCGGGTTGTGCTATGAATCGTGACATCATTTATCCATTCTCTGAAAAACTGCTACTGGTTTACCTTCTGTATCCGTAGTCGTGCTTATTCCTAAGAATAGTAGTGGAGTTTCACGAGGAAGTAAGACTTCTTTTTCTTTACCCCAAAACTCATCTCGCCCACTTCTCCCCCTGCTTGTTAAGAGTAAATCAACAGCAAGCCCTTTACCTGTTTTGCTTGGACTTGGAAGAATTACAGTTACAGTATCATCAGTAGGTGATAAGTTGCCTAATTGTTTTCTAGCAGACTTATTTGTTACAACATTTTTCCTTGTTGTACTTAAGAATCCTTTGTCTATAAAAGTATCTCCGGGTTTCAAATCTGTGATAAGCCTATCGGAAGCAACTCTATAAAGAGTTTTATCACCGAAAGCATCTGGACTTTCTTCAATAGTTCTATCCAAAACACTTATCTTATTTTGCATGAAGTCATCGCTTTTTTGGCTACCTCTTGCCACAGCATTAATGCCCTGATAGCCAGCAGTTGCATAATCTTCAACTTGGAATTCTGAATTATCATTTTCCTCATTTTTTACAGAATATTTATTATCGTAAGCGACTGTTATTTTTTTCGTATCTTCTAAACTTACATCATCTTTATCCCAAGAGCCATTCTGAAAAGAAGCCAAAGCACTGGCTGAAGCCTCGTATGACCCACTACCACTCCTTCTGCCTCCTGCGTGATTTTGCTGATTGTGTTGTCCAGGAGCATGCTTAGCAAATAACCAAGAGTTATCTGACTTCCTAAGTTTAGTTCCTAATCTAGCAAGTTTTCCATTACATGAACGGCATAAGACTCTTAGGTTCTTCCTGTCATATTTAGCACCACCATCTTTTAATCTTTTCTTATGATCTACTGTTAGGTCTGATTTACTTCCACAACGCTGGCACTTGCCTATTCTATCTTTCATTTCATTGGCTATTTTGCGCCACTTGTAATCATAGTTTCGCCAAGTTTTTTCTCCGTCAGCAAATCTATAATATCTTTTCTCAACACTATTATCAAAGGTTGGCTCTGCTGGAACAATAACTGCGGTACATCTACAATTTGGGTGATTGGGTGGCATGACATCGCCAGTAGAAAAAACACCTTCCCAATCTACTGTTACATTATTCAATGGTGCGCAAACTGGACATGTTCTTTCATCTGCTGCTGTTTTCCACCTCTTCTGGCTTCCTGCTGGAAGTAATCCTAATTGATCTGCTTCCGCCCAAGAAAGCATGCGACCAGCATTAGCAGCAGCAATAGTTTCTGTTCTGGCAATACGAGTAGCCCTCTGGATAAGTAATCTTTCACGATATTCTTTGCTAAGTTTAGTTACTATTTTTACTGCCTTCTCGTATGTTTCACCTTGCTCAATTAACTTAAGTAAGTTCTTTTCATAAAAGTTACCCAGTGCTTTTGCTTGTCTGGAATCTAAGCCAACTATTTGAGTAATATTATTTATTACTTCTTCTCTATTTATTTGTGTACTTAAACTTCTAGCAATAGTTTCAGCAACGGCTTTCTGAGTTTCTTGAGTAATTCCTAATATTCTTGCTCCTGCTCTCTGCTGTGCCCATGCTATTGCTCTTGGGTCTTGGGCAGTAAAAGAACTATCAAATCTAATATTCTTAGGCAAAGCAGCAGCACTTATATTTGCGGAAGCAGCAAGTTGTTGCGCTAACTTAGGAACTGTGCCATCTAGCGAAGAAACAAAGTCTCCCCACTCAAAAGCAACTGCACCAGCATTTGGACTTCTCGATTCTATTGCTCGCCTAACTGCTCTAATAACTTTTTCGTTATCTAAATCTTTAGGCATAGAGGATAAAGCCTTAGAGTAAATATCAAAGATTTCTTGTTCGAACTTATTTAATTTTGCGGTTGGGCTACGAAGAACTGGGTCGTTTCTTTTTCTAGCCTTTATGACTAAAGGCATTTTATTCTGTTTCGTCCTCGGTTGGCTCTTCCGTTTCTAGTGCCTCTTCTTCAGTTCCTCTATCTGCTTCAGGTTCTTCAATTTCTTCTTCGCCAAAGTTTAGGTCGTTATCTTTACGATTAGCAACCGGCAAACCTGCTAGTCCTCTTAAGTATTCTTCCATATCCTCATCAGGTGTTATTACTCCAGCAGTTGTAAGTTTGGCTACGAAATCAGATATTTCAGCAAGGTCTACGTGGCTTACGCTTGAATAAGTTAATTCAGGAACAGTTCCAATTTTCATACCATTCATCTTAAGTAAGCGAGGTATGGCGTGATAGTTAATTACCTCTGCAATAGATTTACATATTGCTTCAACAGCCATTGTCCATAAATCTATTTTGCTATTACCTAATGAGAAAGAACCTACTCGGTCATGTCCAAGAAGAATAAAGTCTGATAATACAGACATAGCAATTCTTTGATCATATCTAGAGATAACTTTATCTGTATCAAATTGTCTTGAGCCACCAGAGTTTAATAACTCTAGCGAGAACATCTTGTTTCCTCTATCATCAAATACTAATGGGAAAACAATACCTTCTTGTTCGTTTCGTTTTACATTTTGAACAATGCTAACAATGCTATCTCTTACTGCTTGTTGGTCTACGGAAGCAGTAGATGATAAGTATTCAGGAGGCATATACGCAATTGGTAATCCTGCTAAATCTCTTTCAATACCTATCGCTTCCATTTCCTCAATGCGTCTTTTGAAATACCATGGGCGATAAGCAGTTCTTAATAATGATTTACCTTCTGGGTTATTCTTGGCACTACTAGTTCTAAATAGCAAACCTTTATCAATAGGAATTCTATGAAGACCAGCACCGTATGGATCTACTTGTTCAAATCCTTGGATACCACCATCTTCGTCAAACATCCAGTTGTTATGAGTTTCTTGTGCACGGATTGGCCATTTACGCCAACCAATCTTTCCGTCACTAAATGCGGAACGACGAGCAGGGTCTTCGTTTCCAGCACCATCTCTAATCTTATAAACTATTTCATGGAAGGCGTAGCCATAAACAAGCATAGATAAAATCTGAGAAAGAGTGCTGTCCCAACTATCACTCATGTCATACAAGCACTGCTCAATAAACTCTGCTGTTTCTCTATCTTCTTCTTTCTCGCTTGCTGGTTTAACAGTCCACTCAAGTCTTAAGATAATTTTTTCTATTGCGTAAAGAATAGAGCCAATAACAGGATCGTTCTCAGACATCTCACGATAAACTTTTGCGCCACGACGACCACGAAGAGATACTAAAAACTCTTCGTAAACAGTTCCGCCAGTTCTGCGTAAACCTGTGCTACCTATTTCGGTTAAGTCTGGTCTTCTTGGCATCTTATTTTTCACCTATCCGTATCATCAGTAATATCATCAAAGTCATCTTCCCTTATTATCATCTTACTCGTTAAATATAGTGCTTGGTTCTCAGTGAACCCAGCCCTCATCAAAGAATTAAACATTTCATGTAATGCAGTAGCCAGTTGTGCTAATGGACTGAAAGACCCATCACCGAAGTTCATATTAAACTCAGACATCAACCACCTCACTTACTGATTCATTATACCTGCCTACCGCTACTTTACCCCTCAGCGAAGGCGCAAACAAAGTATCAAGATATAGTGGCTCAGGTTTTATTTTAAGTTTCTTGCGTATATGACTTCTTTCTCTTTCTGTCTTTCCGCCCCATATACCAACAACATCATTCTTTAATGCGTAATCTAAGCAAGGTTTCAACCATGGGCAAGTTAGACAAAGTGTTTTGGCTAATCTTCCTGTTTGTCTATCTGCTGTTGGAAACCAAAGGTCTGGTTCTGTCTGGGCGCAAATTTGAGAGCCATCAAAGTCTGGATATTCGTTCGCCAAGATTTATACCAATTCTGGTTGCTTAGTCTTCATCGCTTCTAATTCACGACTATAAGATTCAAGAGCAATAGCAAGAGTCGCTGAGGCAACTAGGTCTGATATCTGCTTCAGTTCTTCATTTGAGTAAATAAGCATTCTGTCTCGAGTGCGAAGCAGTGTTCGCTCGAGTTCTTTAATGATTACTCTCTCCATATCTAATAGTGTAGGGCATAAATTACTGATACGCTGACTACCTTAGAGAAGGAGAACAAATGTTCGAATACTTGGCAAGAGTTGATAGAGTTGTAGATGGCGATACAATAGATATAGCGATTGACTTGGGGTTTTCTTTACATTACAAGACTAGGGTTCGGTTGTCTGGTATAGATACAGCAGAGAAGAATACAGAATTAGGCAAGCAAGTCAAGGAATATGTGAAGAGTGCTCTGGAAGGCAAGTCATTCCGTATCCAAACAACTAAGCCTGATAAGTATGGACGCATACTAGGAGAATTATTTCTCCCCGACAACACTAGTTTCAACAAGTCTTTGATTGAAAAAGGACTGGCTAAGTCATACGATGGAGGTACTAAGACCGTATGGAAAGAGAGCGAACTAAATGTTGGAAAAACTGGCGGTTAAATGAAAATTCAATTTATACCAGGAAGTGAGCAAGTACAAGAAATTACAGAGGCTCCAGTACCAAGTAAGTATTGTATTCCTGATTGGTATAAAACCATAGCACCTAATCGCGCTGAGCCTAATATAAAAGCCTGTTCACCTTTTTTAGACTCTTTAACGCATGGGTATATTCAAAGAACTTGGACTGATATTAGTGTTGACGAAACAGCAGACGGCTTTCAAATCTCAGCACCTCATTTAATTAAGATGGTAGATTTTCGCGAGCCGAATCACCTTCCAGAGATAGATGGCTATTTACATTATCAGTTCTTATGGAACTCAATATGGTCTCCAATTTTCCCGTCAGGTTTTTCAGGACTCGTTACTCACCCGCTAAATCGAATTGACTTACCTTTTTACACTTTCTCAGGAATAATTGATTATGATGAGTTTAGGCATGTACCATTTGGCAACTTGCCTTTTTATATTAAAAAAGGTTTTACAGGGGTAATACCGAAAGGAACGCCTATGTATCAACTAATACCTTTGGCTAGAGAAGATTGGGAGGCTTCCCTAGGAAAACATGACGCTGATTTTTGGAGCGAGAAAGTGGCAGAACGCGCTCAAATCCCTAATTGGTATAAGAAAAAGATTTGGAAGAAAAAGGAATTTCAGGTAGACGCGAAATGATATTTCATAAACACTTATTAGTTAATGCTAAAGTCAATAGCCCCATGAAGTCTGACGATGAGGCGATAGAGTTCTTAACTGACTTAGTCAAAGCAATAGACATGAAGATTATTAAAGGTCCTTTTGCCTCTTACGTAGATGTAGAGGGCAATCGAGGACTAACTGCCATAGTTATGATTGAAACTAGCCATATTGCCTTTCATATTTGGGACGAACCTTCTCCTGCTTTATTGCAATTTGATCTTTACACCTGTGGGCAGTTAGATCAGAAAGCAGTCTTAGATACTATTAAGTCAAAGTTTGCTATTACTGCATTTGATTACATACTATTAAATAGAGAAAATGGTTTCATCACTGAAGAACATGGGTTTGAATAATGATTTCTTGGGTTGCTTTAATTTTAAGTTTCTTTGCTTTTGCTTTTGCCACTGCTGCTTTTATGTTTTCTGTATATACCTATTTCAATGGTTCTAGAGTAAAAGAACTAGACCCTGATGAACTGTTTGATTTACTCTTAGAACAGAACGACACCAATGTAATATTCAAAGAAAGACCTTTTGATGACTAAGTTTGCGCGTCTGAGCGCAGCATAAAACCTTGAACTGTAATTCTTAAACTTGTACTAGAAGTAACAGGTGTGGTTCCGTGCATCATTGACCCCTCATTGTAAACTAAAGTATTAAACTTTGGTTCAACAACTTTTAGTTCGCTTGTGGTCTCATCTTGCCAAATAAAAAGTCCCCCATCGTTGTAATGCCAGTCTTTATTCAAATATATGGTAACTGCTTGTTTCGCATGAGCGTCACCGTGCCAGTTAATCCATGAGCCTTTCGTCCAAACATAAATCATAAACTTCATTTCCTCGCGGAGACTTTCTTCGGTTTCATTTGAAAATAAGTCGTTCTTTTTTAAGAAAGGAATTATCTGTTTGCTTAAGGATTTCGGCATTGAGTAACATAGAACAGGGGTAGACTCTTGATTTAGGTCTGAGTGCCAACGGAAATTAGTCCATGACTGTATATTGAGTTCTTCTTCTGTTAAGTCATACCCTCTTGTTAATCTGTATCCCAAACCACCAATTTCGTAACAAAGTTGTTCAGGTAATACATTTTCAATAATTCTCATTTAATTCGACCACCATTTATGTGCCACAAAAATAATATAAAACCTCAGGAATTGAATAGTAAGACTTTTATCCCAACTATGGAATTGAATTGCTATCCCCCAGTTATCTGTCACACCCTTAAAAACTTTCATTTGTATCTCTCTCTACTATAGTTTTCGTATCAACAAAATATACCGCATCTAGGGTACTTTCGCTCAAGGTTTGTATTGCCTCGTCTTTAGTTTGAACTAAAGGCTCTCCAGCAAGATTGAAACTTGTATTAAGTAACATAGGACACCCTGTTTTTTCATAAAAGCCTTGAAGTAGGTCGAATAGAAAGCCTTCTTTGACTGTTTGTATTCTGCTTGTATTATCTACATGAATAATTCCGGGCACGAGGCTTATTGCCGACTCTTTTGCATCAAAGTTTACTGTCATATATTCTGATGAAGAAAGACCTAAAGTAACGAAATACTTATCGAATTCTGACTCTAATATAACTCCAGCAAAAGGTCTATACCATTCCCTTTTTTTAATTTTATTGACGATTGCCTTACAGTCCTTATTTCTTGGGTCGAAAAGAATTGACCTATGACCTAACGCCCTTGGACCAGCCTCAGGACTGCCATCGAAAATGGCTAAACTCTTTTGATTGATTAACAAGTCTACTAAGTGTTCCATATTTGGCACTCTTTCACCAAAAGTTCTAAGGTCTAGGTCATAAAAATGAAAAAAGTTATCCTTTAATTTTTTAGGTCGCTTGCCTGTTTCCATAACATATTTCATCATAGCGGCACCAATAGGCACACCTGTATCATCGGCTACTGGTTCGAAATAGAAAGTAACATCTTTCATGTTTTTAAGATAGAAGTTATTAGCGACTACATTTAATCCATAACCACCAACGAGGCAAACATTACGGACTTTGGTTTTCTCTACATGATATTTAATCAACTCTAAAACTGCTTCTTGGGTATCGATTTGAACTTGCTTAGCCAAGTTTGCGTACTCTAAGTAGTTTTGATTATCTATATCAGAAGTTATTTTATCTTCTTTTTCAAAGAAGCAAACAGGGTAAGAATCAGTAAATAATTCAGCCCTTGCAACGGACTTATGAAAGAGTTTATAGTTATCGTTGTAAGTTCCATAAGAGGAAAGCCCCATAGTTTTTCCATTTTCTAAAGGGTTTTGCCCGATCATAGTTGTAGCCGACTCATAGACTTTAACAATGCTCAAAAAATTATTGAGAGTAACTTTTGTGTCAAGATAAAGAACTTCTAAAGACTTTAGAACTTTTAGCCGTTTAGAAGACATATCAGGCATAAGCCAAAAGTTTTTCTGTAAAGGTTTTAGAAAGTTATTTTTATCGCATAAATATACAGACTCTGACTCTCTAGCAACTTCTTTATCCTCAGCAAAAATTATAGAGCCATTTCGGTCAATAACAAAAACTAAGCAACTTTCAAACCCGCTATTAAAGTAGGCAAGGTTGGCATGTGATTGATGATGAGTTAGTGCCGAGAAATTCTCTAAAGGCACATTAAAAGTTTTTTCTATATAACGGCTATAAACAGTTTCAATACCGAGTTCATTGTTATCTGGTACTGTATAGAGCGCATGGTCTAAAGGTCCTGCTAAATTTGCTTTCAATAATTCTAAAGATTTGAAGGGGTGCTTGTCTCTCTTTTTTCTAGAGATTCGTTCTTCCTTACAAAAAAACTCAATTTCGCCATCATTTAATACACATACAGAACTATCATGGGCTATATTAAATGCTAGTATTCTCATTACGGTCCCTCTCGGCTCGCTCTTCTTGAACCATAGCCAAGGTAAGAAAGTAACCTATACCATCAACGATATTATCTACTTTAGGCGCATTGGTTTGGCGACTTATTTTAATTCCCACCATACATAAGGCTACTTGCTCAGCCGTAACTGGAACTCCTAATATCGCCTCCCATATCTTTCCTGCTCTAGTGAAGTCATCAAGAGGGTGACCGTAATCTTCTTGTCTATCTCCAGTTACTAACCTAGCAGCATAAGCAGCAATATCTCTTGGGTCATTAAACACGCCATTTACCTCCAAACTTAGGAACTTCTTTAAAAGATTTTACTGAACTACTACAGGTAGGGCAACTTCCTTCATAGTAAATTAAAGTAGAACTCGGCGAACTTGGAGCATTGTTACCCTTCACCTTTACTCTTTCTTTACATTTACTACAATATCCAATGAAACTCATTTTCACATCCTTGGTATAGACCAGTCGTTAATTTGAGTAAGTGATAGTGGAACTGTTCCTGTTAGTGTTTGGTAACTACCGCTTAGTTCTGTAAGTGCCCAAACTAGAGCATCTAGTCTATCTGGTGATTTCTTAGAGTCCGGTGTCCAAAGAACCATTTGGTCTTCTAACTGTGGAAAGCCTCCTACGTGGTGAACCTTACCTTGTTCATAGAGTGCTGATATCGGTTCTGCTCTTGTGGATTTATTGCGTGTCGCATGAACTTTCTTGACTGGTGCATTTCTATCTACTTGTTGAATAACCATAGCAACCATATCTCCACCATTATTTACTTCAGCAACTAATCTGTCTGCTCTCCATCTTGTATATGCTTGAAGTGATCGCTTACCCCACTCGTTAGGTGTTGCTCTCAAAGTATCATCAGCCAATACATAGAAGTGTTTATCTTCGCCAAGACCACAAGTAATAATTCCTGTTTCATCAGAGTTCTCACTACTAGTTACGGCAGGGTCTATACCTACTACCACTCTTGTTAGTTTAGGTAAGTTATCAATACTAATTCTTGTATCTTCAATCCAGTTTCTTATCCACAAGGCTCCCTCAGCCTGTTCAAGTATTTCGCCGTAAAGTTCCTGTCGCCCTGTTCTTGTGCCCTCATATCGGTTACGTAACTCCTTTAATGCGTTCCCTGAAAGGTTCTTAGCATTATCAAAAGTGCTACCTCTTGTTAAATGTATTGAGTTATCTGTTCTGCTAACCCACTCACGGATTAACTTAATTGGCTTGGGTGTAGTAGTAACAACAACTCTTGGTCTTTCACCAATACGCAATGCTGGTGCTAATCCTTCTGTCCATGATTCGTATGGATATTGCCATGATGCTATCTCGTCTAGCCAAGCACCAGATAAGTTAAGACCACGACCAGAATCTGGAGAGTCTGCACCAAAGGTATGTATTCTTGCCCCATTAGCCATATCTATTTTGTGTGATGATTTGTTATAGACATAATCTTTTTCGTTCTGTAATCCTTGGTGTTGGAGTGCTTTCAATAATCCGCTAGGTCCTTCTACGCAGATACTCTTTGCGTCTTTGAAGGTTGGTGCGACAATAGCCCATTGGGTGGAAACATTATCTTTAGTCTTAGGGTTATCTATAACTTTCTTAGCAAGCCACTCTGCTCCAGTTCTTGTCTTACCCCAACCACGACCAGAAAGAATTAACCAGATAAACCAATCACCTTCAGGTTCTTGTTGCTCGGGTCTACCAATAAACCACCAAGGAGATTTATAGAGTTCTGTTAATACTGGTTCAGGAAGTTCCGAGAGCCACTTTTCTTTCTCACTCTTGGATAACTTCTGGACTTTCTCCATCAATGATAAGCCCATCATCTCCCCCTTCATTAAGCATTTCTAATACTACTTTCCTAGCCTCTTCAACGCTAATTGTTATTGGCGCTCCGTCAGGTCCAGAAAGTTCTGCTTTAATCTTAGTGTGTTGTGCCCAGCGTTCAGGGTGTTTTCTTTCTAGCCACCATGCTGCTGCTTGCCATCTTCCATTTTGTGCTGCTTGAACAATTCTGCCAACATTCATTGTTTCTGCTTCTGCTTCGCTACGCTCAAACGACTCTCGAAATTCTTGTAATTCCTCACTAGCATTCTTGGCTCTTGACTGTTCTAACCAGCGATAAAGAGTTGCTTCAGATATACCAGCAAAGGAGCAGGCAACTTTCTTGTCGTTTCCTGCTCTTATTGCTTTGATTAACTTATCCCTTCGAGCATCATCTAGTTTGGTCTTTCTTCCTCGCTTTGTAACAGAATCGTTATCAGTCATTATCTTGCCCATACCGCAATAGTCTGCCAGCCTTTGGGCGTAATCTTAGGTGGCTTTATTGCTGTCCACTTCTCGAATCCTTGAATCAGTTTGGGTGCCTCTATCTCTCTTAAGGCTTTCCTGTTTAAGTGAATTTCCATTGTTACATATTGTACCGAATCAGGAAGTGTTTCGGGTATGTTGAATTCGTATTCTGCGCCCTCGCAGTCAATCTTTACTACATTGGGTTGAACTCTAGCCACTACCTCAGCAAATGAATCGCTCGGAACTATTATATGGTTTCTAGTTGGGCCATCATAAAGAATACTATGTCCGCCCGTATGTCCAGAAGTTTTAACATTAAGCATTACATCTCTGCCATCACGGGTTAATGCTTTGTTATGGATTTCAACTGGTTTGCCTTCTGTGTTGAGAGTAAGCATACGGAAATTGTCTGGTTCTGGTTCATAGGCAACTACGAAACCAGCACCTTGTAGTAATGCCCAATTAGTAAAAGAACCTATGTGTCCACCAACATCTAACACTTTACAACCAGCAGGTATTGGGCAGGTTTTATACGCATTTATTTCGCCCAATGTCATAGCATCGGTTGTTCCTTCTCTAGTTTGCAAGTCCATGTAATGGTCTCTCTTTTCTTCCTAAAGTAATCGGCTTCAAGCGAAGATTCACTACTCCTCCTGCTTTAATCTGTATTGAAGATAGGTCTGGATATCTTTCTTGTACCCAACGCAATTCTGAAGCATGTCTATCTTTTCTCACATCTCCATCTTCTGTTACGCAAGCATCTATACCGCCTGAAGCAAAATACTTGGTCTTTGGGCATAAGAATTCTAGGCGAACAACGCAACCATATCTAGTAAATCCTCTAAGAGTTGAATGGTGGTCTTCTCCTGTTGGGGTCATGCGTCTTTCAGGATCGCAGAATATCCAGTCTTTAGCATAAGTTCCCATGAAGTTAGCACATATATATCGAAGTCCTACTGAAATATGGTCTTTTAAGAAGAAGTGGTTCATGGTTGGGTTAATACCCCACTGTCTTGCTCCCTGTTCTTCTGCTGTTGAGAAACCTATCTCTGCTATCTCGTCGAGTTGGTACCGTGTTGGTACTAGTTTCTTATCTCCAAGTTCTAGTAAATCAGACATATCATCATCAATGCTTAATAGTCTTTCATTTTCAGGAAACCAGTTGTGGTAAAACTTTCTTTGGGTAGATATACCACGCACGCCAACAACAATGCGGTAATCGTCTTTTAATACAGACCGATAGAGTTCTTCTTGCTCTTCATTAGCGACAAAGACATGAACCTTATCTTTATCTACTTTCAGGCGTTCTAAAGTTGCTAGAGTTTGATCTCGGCAAATCTCTGCTCGCTGGTAAGAAGGAACTACTACTTGATACTTCAACCAACCTTAAACGGAGTATCACCTTTGAGAGCAGAAGCCAGTCCTGTTTCTCGTTCTGTTCTCCGTTTCCTCGCTTCTTTCTGTTCAACTGCGAATGAGAAGCAGTCTTTCATGCCTCTTAAGCAGTAATAAACAACTGTGTAGCGGTAAGAATCTTTCTGAACATGTGCTATCGGAGTAACTCCGTGAAGGTATCTGTATCCTGGAAAGAATAAACACCAACCATCTCGGCACTCAATAACTAAATCGTATTCGGGCATACTTAGGTAACCACCACGAGTACCTCTTCTAATTACTGGCATAGCAGACCACATATCAAAGTTGTTGCCGTCAAAGTGGTATGGAAGGGTTGAGGTTTTATTAATAACTCCGCTAGTCCAAAGACTTCGCTCGCTTAATCTCCACTCATCTGCTACTGCTGCTGTTTCGGTTACATCTGCATTGTATACATCAGGAATTAACTCTTTAATAATATCTGCTAATACATCTGCTGTTCTAGTTAGAACATCATGCTCTTCGGGTTGGTCATAAGATAATGCTGTTGGTCGGCATGCTTCTCTAGTTTGAAATGGTTTGCGTGGCGCCATACCGAAAGTTCTTGAATGATTTTCTACACCAGTTGATTGTCTAGTTACACCTGATGAAGAATACTTAATTGAACGAACTGCTTTTCTAAGTTCTGGAATTACTGCTTCTGGTAGAGGCATGTAAACTAAGAAAGGTTCATTGGTGTCTGCATCAACATAGATTCCAGCCTCTTTGATATTTGCTTCTAACTCTGGAACATCTACACCTTTAAGTTCCTTAGTTTTACTTCTATCAAAAACTCTTTTGACTGGTATTACATCTAAATCTTTAATCACTTGGTGCCTCTGTTCCAGTCGCTTCCGCAACTGCTCTAATAATGGCGTCCCCATTACTATCTACATTATACTTTACTCTAAGTTCAGTTAGCCTGTCTTGAATCCAAATATATTGGTCGTTAGGAAACTCACACATTAACAGCCTGACTGTTCTTTCGGCATAGTGAGATGCTCTTTCAGACATAGTCGGTCTTCTATTAACTCCTTCTTGTGCTAATTGACCGCCTCCACTAACACCCTCAACCATACTTCCAGTCTCTTCGTAAGAAGGAGTTATTGACTGTTCTTCAATTAACGCAAGTAAATCATCTATATCTTGGGTGTCGTAGCCAGTTCCCTCTAGACTAATATCTTGTAATAAATCTAATAATTCTTTCTCATCATAAGTTCCAAGTTCGCCTAATCTATTATCGCTGGCTACTATCTTCTTCGCTTGGGTGTTATTAACATCTACCTCAACAGTATCAACTCTTGTCCAACCTAATTCTTTTGCTGCTTGCCATAGATGGTTACCGGCAAGTATGTATCTAGTTGATGCCTGAATAACAATCGGCTTGTATTGTCCGTTAGCATTTAAAGATTCTTTAAGTTTATTAACATTACCTCTTCTTGGGTTATTTGGAAAAGGTAAAAGCGTTTCTATATCAGAACTAATAATCTCCACAACTACTCCTTCTTGTAGGGTGAGAGCCTATCCTGTTGGAAGGGTAATAACAACTGGGATAGACTCTCACAACTTAGAGTGATAACAAATAGATTAAATACACCACGTAATTTAGTCTATCTATCGGGTTAAGCAGTCGGACGGAAGGGACAAACTGCCACTCGTATAACCCAATTCTATTTAACTTACTTTCTGCTTCAATGAAGGTAAGGTTAGTGCTGGTCCTGTATATCTTCTGTTCATTTCTTTCTGAAGTCTTTTGGCTGACCACTTATAAATACCAAACATCATATTGAAATACATTTTTCTCCCTAGTCTAAACACTCAGAGCAATAAGACATTGCCCTTACATTATCTACTCCAGTATTAAACCATTTCCCGCAATGGCAACACTGAATACGAACTAATTTAGTAGCCTCTTTTTTCTTAAATAGATTACCAAGGGAAATCATTTTCAGTGCCTTCATTTTCTTTGATCTGAGAATTCTGTGGTTCAGGCACATACTTAGGTACTACGCCTACAGAATCTGCGTTGATTTCTAAACTCTTCTTTTCTTCTCCGTCTTTAGTTCTGAAAGTATTGATTTGAAACCTGCCCTGAACAAATACTTTATCTCCCTTTTTCAATGCGTTCGCTGCTCCTGCTGCTTCTGCATTCCATACGAAAACTCTATACCAAGTAGTTTCTTGGTCTGTCCAAGTTCCGTTAATGTTTTTCCTAGGAGTATTAGCAAGATTGAAAGATGTCACAGGTATACCCTTTGGTGTCTTTCTAAACTCTGCATCAGAACCTAAGTTTCCAACTATCGTAATTACTGGTTCACCAGCCATCAGCCTTCCCTTCTAAGTAGCGATAACTTCCGTCATCTGTAAGTAGAACAATAGCACCACTAGGCAAAATCAATGGAGTATCTTCCGAGTCTTGCCAAGTTGCTACCATCAACCCTGCCTGATTAGAAGCGGAAGGGTTGAGATGAACACTATCCGTTCCAGTATTGTGGCATTCGTGATGTAAGGCAACTAGGTTTGATACGGTATCTTTCCCTCCACGAGACCGCAACTTCCTATGGTGTAAAGCCCATGTTTCGGTTAAGGGCTTACCGCATTTTTCGCAGTAGCCACCACACCGAACTCTCACCATTTCACGCATCTCTGTGAAATCAGTTTTGCTATTACTCAATTATTTGCTCTATTCCTATCCATACTCCCTGCTTCTCTCCATAAGTTTTGCTGGACTGTATGAGGATTACTTGAGAGTCATCTTCGTAAGCAACGCCAGTTAATCCATCTAGAACTGCCCTGATTAGTTTATCAAGGTCTGGTTTAACTGAGGGGAATGCTCTTTTTGCTGATTTAGGTCTAGCAATGATAAAGTCCAATTCAACTTTGACCGCACTTGCAATAGGTTTGAAACCAAATAGTTCTGCGTTTCTTGCTACATCAGCACGCCATAAAGCCAAGTCCTGAGAACGAGAGTGAATCATCACTCCAGGTCTTATGAACTTCATTGAACCTTGAGGAACAGGTCTTCCTTTAACAAAGAAAGAGTTCTTCAGTACCATCTATTCACACTCCAGAATTCCCATGCTTCACAGGGCGAACCATACCGCTTTTCGATATAGTTTAATCCCCATTTAATTTGGGTTTGTGGATTTTTCATAAATGCGTCTATCTCTTCTTGGGTGTTTTTGCGCATGTGTCTTTGTGGTATGCCATAATCTTGGGTAGGTGATGCTGCCTGAAAGTTCCAAGCAGACTCTTTTCCCCACAATATACCTAAGCATTTATGTTGCTCTGAATTCCAACCATACTGCTCCTGTGCAATACTGCGAGCATATTGCTTGGGGTCGGACACCTTCATACTTTCCACCTTAGCGTCATTAACCGAGGCGGTATGAACCCCAGTTAAAGGGGTTGCAAGGGTTATTAGAGCCGTTAAAGATAAGGCAAGGTAAAACTTCAACCGCCTTATTTTCCTTCCGTTGTTAGGGGCTTTGTAGCCCTTTTCCTTTTTCATGTGCCCTCCTTTTACAGAATGCGAGTCTTAGAACTCTCTTCTGTTTCGTAGGCTTTGATTCGGGTATGTGTTCCACGAGCACGGAGTCGCTCATGGTATTCCTCACTAGTGGTCGAAGTCTTCCAAATACGCCACCTGTCGTAGTCGCAGTTCTTACACGGAACTGCCCCTTCATGTTGGGTCTTATCAATGGTATCAAACTCTGAACACCTGACGCCATCTCTATCCACCCAATATTGCTCCATAATCCAGCCCCCATCGCAACCATCTGAATGGGTGCAAATACAGACTGGCTTACCACAATGCCTTCCTTTTGTTACCAATTTCCACCTTTACCCTTCCACCGAGTTAAGTCGGCAACCGATATTCTATGTTTATCTTTCATGTGGCTTGAGAAAGGAACTGTTGGGTCGAACAATAAACCGACTCCAACTTCCCAAACTACAATGAAACCCTCGCAGAAAGGACAGGACATAGATTCCCACCCTTCCCCTACTTCCTTATCGCCAATATACACATCAAGCCTTCTGTGATGAATACATTCGTTGAGCCACTCGGAAAGCATAACTTAGTAAGTCTGAAAGGTCTTTGCTTGCTGCTTCGTCTATTGCCAGTAGAGATATGCGCCCAAACCTTTTGGTCATTTGTCCGATTCTTGCTATCTCTGGACCTGTTAAAACTCTTGATTGGAGTTCCGACACATACCAAGAAGTAAGAGCAATACAACCACCAATATCATTCTCAGAGTGGAGTATGTCCCATTGCTCTTCAACCAACTTGCTCATGTTCCAAGCATTCACTCCACCTGCTCTTGCTTCACCCAGTTTGAGAGATATGCGCTCTACTGCATTTTTTGCTGATAGATTTCTTGGAACAAGTACTACCTCCTTAGATATGTCTATATCTAAGGGGTATGGGTTGGGTTGGGTTGGGTTGGGTTGGGGGCTGAGTTTCTTTTCCGTTTCATTTGAGTTTTGCTTTTCCCTGAATTTACGGAGTCTCTCTTTGGCTTCGTCCCTCTTCTTATTAACCTTTTCCCTTGTTGGCTGATATTCAGTATAGGAGCGAATAGCAAAACCTTTATCTACCCTTTCCCATAAGTTTTGGTCTTCTAGTTCATCGCTAGGTTTGAACGGATCATCGCCCACCCAAGCACTTACGATTTGATATGGAATAACCCCGTCAGTTAATTGCCTATTTGAATAACACAGTCCAGTAATAAATAACCTGAAAGCCTTATCCGATAAAGCAATTATCTTGGGGTGGTCAGCAAAATTGTCATCAACTCTTACCCACCCCATAATTTACCTCCGCCTTCTTTATCTTTTAACATATATCCCTTCCTTGACCTTTCAGTCATCATGTCAGTTTTAATTGGTGCTGTAAATCATTTCTTGACTGTAAGTCGGGCGGATTCTTTGCCGGTCTTGTAGGGGACATTGCCTAGAAGTTTCTTCACTTCACTTTCATCAACAGTTTTCCTGCCAGCAATAAGACTCCAAATTATCTTAATGCCTTGTGGAGTAATACCATTAACGCCTTCTAGTGCAGACTTAATAGCATCTTTCTGTTTTTCTAGTTCTGTAATTCGCTCATTGATTTCGATATAATCCTGTGCGGCTAACGCAATTTGTGTATCTTCAATAACTGCGCTTTCCGCTTCGGCTTTTGGGCGACCGACACAACCCTTCACACCACTAGCATCATAGAATCCACAATAGTTCTTACAGAATACTGCGTCTTTTTCTGCTGGTGGCGGTGTTTTAGATTCACGAACTTGGGCAAGCCAAGCAAGTGCTTCTTTGCAGACCTCGGGATCAAATGGTTCGCTGTGATAAACAATATCTCTTTCGTCTCCGTCTCTCGGAATACCAACAAGAGTTACTGTTTTAACTTGATGTCCACCACGACTAGCAAGATATCCATATAGTTGTACTTGCCAGCGTTGGGCTTTTGATGGGAAGTAGCGACCTAGATTTGATTTGGTGCTAGTTTTCCAATCTATAACCTCTTGGTTTTCTTTGTCATACATATCTATGTGTCCGACTAAATCATCTTCAGGGGAATCGAACTCTTGTTCTAATAAGAACCTTTCCGCAAATGGGTCTTGTTCATAAAAGATTTTCTGTAAATGGGAGTGAATACCAGTTCCCATAATTGAAGCGAGAGATAGTGTGTTTTGATTAGTTGGCTCTTGGTCGTTTAATTTATACCAGAGTTTTCTAGCACAACCACCTACTTCACTAGGTCCAACCTTAGTTTGTCTAGACCTAGTAGAGTTCTTGCTTGACTTAGTAATTATGCTGATTAGGTCATCAACTTGGGTCATACATTTACCCCTTCTTTTTTGGTGGAGTTATATACTTTTTCTAAGTAATCTCTCCAAGCACCAGACAGTTCCGACCATATTCCTTCATCTCTATCCATTTTCTCAACAACTTCTTCCCATTGCTCATTAGTTATAGAGAAGTCTTCACCTTCATTAAGATTTTCTCTAATGTGTTCTTCCGACTCTTCTTTATAATACAGAGCAACAAAGACCAAGTCATCATCACTCATGTCTTTAATGATTTCCTTAAGTTCTTTCACTTTCATTTTTACCCCTTCTAGTCTTCGTAGCACATATCGCACATTGCGATAAGTCCTTTATTAGTTATTACTTTGTGCGTTGCTTCTTCGCCAGTGTCGCAATTTTCGCATTTAATTCCGTACATATTTACCCTTTCTTTAGATATCAAGTGAAGCCCTAACAGAAGTTCCGATAGAGCGAGCGATATCTACTTGAGTTCTAACTCTTTGCCCATTGCCTCTTGCTGCTTTAACCATAGCGTCTGCAATCTGTAGGGCATGAAACTCATCAGCGCATTGTAAGAGTGCTGTATCAGCAACATCTTGAACACGCATTTTGGCAAATGAAGTTCCTGTTTCTATTCTTGCTCTTGCTATGGATAACTCGAAAGCGGACTTGGCTTTGTGGTAATCCATTTCCGCTTTAGATAGTTCTTCATGCGCTAAGTCAATTTCTTTACTTAGTTCATAAAGTCTGTTTTCTATTCGTGTTGGTGTTATCGCCATTTCAGATACCTCGCTGACCGCTACCATGATGAGTGATAACTAAAAGATAAGTCATCAATATCGGGTAGGTTAAGCACTCGGTCAAGTTTAGTAATTGTCTCTTCGATATCAGCCCAGTAATATTCATTGATATCAGTTGAGCCAAAAAAGAAACCTTCAGTTGGCATGAGAAGACTTGGGTTCTTTTCGTCTATCACTCTGTGGCATAAGTGCCTTAGAGTCTTTAGATTTTCCGCAGAAACATAATAAGTTCCGCAGTCATCTTTTCCGTCTTGAACATTTTTTACAAACCAGTTATGTATGGCATTTGATTTACGCCAATAAGCGCAAACTACTTCTACCGAAGCCCCATAAATATCTGATGGCACATGGTCAAGTTCGACCAATGTCATGAGTGTTGTGTACTTAGGATTCACAGCGATTTCTTTTGCTGTTGATTCCTGCCAGTTCACTTTATGAACATGCTTTGAAGCACTTAGGTACATATCTAGTCCCATATTTATTTACCCCTTCTATCTAATAAGTGACAAACTATGCAAGGATTTTCCCCATAGGTTCTATTGCCACATTTACAGTTGTTTATATTTTCTTTAGGTATTTCTATTGGCGCTGTTGGTAATGGGTGGGGATAAGTTAAGAACCACCCATCACGCCAATGGTATTGTTTAGACATTGCCAAACAGCATTCCGTTACTGAATTCATTAGCCGTAACCCACACAATACAATCATTTCGATTTTGATTCTTGCGTGTTTTACCTGAATCAACTAAGAAGTTGTCAAGTACTAATGAACGCCTACTGGCTGAAACAGTTTGATGACTAATCTTCAATACAGTTTCTAATTCATAATCTGTATATCCGTAGCCATTATTAGATTTAATTGTGTCATAAACTTTCCTGCGAATACTGCCAGTATTTGGTAATACCTTTTCCGCAGACTTACGACTTGTATTTTGTGCTTTTTTACTTATCAGAACTACATTATCACCGACTTCACGGATATATTTACCACTCCGTTGAGCCATAGTTATGTAGTGATTTCTTCTGATAATCTCGGCAACTTCTTTTTGGGTCTGATGAGGTGCCCACTCATCAGTAGGTTTCAGTGTAGTTATGTCATACGCAACTGGGTGTGCCTCGCAACTGCTTGACTCATAGTCGCATATCCATAACATATTGATACTGGGTCTACTGATACGAGTTCTGCACCAGTAGCACCCATCTACCATTAGTTCCATACTTACCCTTCTACTATTTCTTGTATATGGACCAACAAATACTCCTTCAATAAAACTTCCTTTGCCCCTGCCCAGCGAGTTTGCTGTAATAGTGGTTTAGGAATAGGAGTACCTAATAACTCTTTATTGTCGTTCCATAGTTTTTTAAGTTGCTCTTTTGATTCTGCTTTGTCTATATCATTCAACAGAGACAACCATTGTGTTTCTTTTACTGGTTCTTTGGTTTCAGCAACTGATACATCTTGTGGCTTATCCATAGAAACAATAGCCAAATCAACTTTCTTTGGCTGTATCTTTTCTTGAACTACTACATCAACTTGGCTCATTTCTTCATCAGTATAAATACCTGATAAATCATTAGGGAAAGCCTTACGCAAGGCTAGTGACTCTGCGCATTTAGCCAACATAACATCAGGCATCTTCTTCCATATCGGATTATTCAATACGGCATAAGATTCCCAACGAGCAACTGCCCAAGTTGGTTCAGCAAAATTAGTGCGATAAACACCAATCTTTGCTGCTACTGGGGCGGTGTTTGATAACCAAACATCTTCCCAAGTTCCATCTGGACCACACCAATATGGTGCAGTTTGTCCAGCATATTGCCCACTGCGCTGAGCAATAATTCTGAAGCCATCAATACTGGTTTGAATACCCCATCTTCCGCCACGATTTATCATGTAAATCTGACGAGCGAATGGGTCAAGTCCAGTTCTTTGTGCTTGATGAAAGAAGAACGCTAAATCACCTGAGTCGGCTTGCGCTAAGCCAAGTGATTTAAGTGCTGCTAGTTGCTGAGGAGACCAGTAGGTCTGCTCATTTGTTATTGCGAGCGATGTGCTCATTTGTTTCCCCTTCGGTTTCTTGTTCCATTTCTTGCAATACTTTTGCAAGTTCTTCCGTAGCGATTTTTTCCATTATATTTAACCAGTCAGGTCTATTTTTCATTTTGTTGTACCCCCATGACCACAGGACACACAAACAGCGTATGGAAAATCCATAGTGTCGTGAAACTTTTGACTTTGACATTTATCATTTCTGCAAATGATTTTATTGCCAACGCCATCGTGAGTGATTGTTCCGTATATCATTACCCTTCCTTTCCGTTATTTGTTTGGTATGACTGGACTGCGTAAATCTTCACGCCACTTTTCAATGGTTGAATATTTCCACAGTGGGGTGCGACCGTATTGCTTATCAGGTTTAGGCATTTGTTTCCTAGACTTGTAAGCAGAAATAGTCTTAGGTGATACACCTAATAAGTCGGCAACCTGTTTGCTTGTTAGGTAAACGACTCCTGTTTTCAACATACTTGTATCTGCTCCTATTCTTATAGTTCCCATAAGAAAGAATCCTTCTTCACTATTTGGCCAGACATAAGGAATATTGTCTGGAACTTCATATTTATAGAAGTCGGGTGCTTTTCTCATAAGATTTGATTGGTGAGTTAAGTGAACTAATGAATCTTTCACCCACCATGGTTTTGGTTTATGAGATTCTTGATTTTGGTTCATAAATAACCAAAACTTTTGCTCAAGGGAATCCTTGAAGCCTCGGCTAATCCACTCACCGCAAATCTCATAACCATAGTTTGCTAGTTGCCATTCATGCCCTTGCCACATCTTTGTAGCAGGGTGATTTGTCCAGCCATTTGATTTACCAGTTAAAGAGTTAAGGATTTGATATGCCTCAACTCTTTGCTTGCCCAGTCGCTTATTATCAAGCGACTGAGCAACAACAGCATATTTAGAAGCCGTCATAAAGGTTTGCACTTAGTATCTCCAGTCATATCCGCAAGTGTTGGTTTCAATGTCACATTCCCACCAAAGACCAGACACAAAGAACACAAACAGACCGATACCTAGTCCAATAAGAACACTTACTACTATCCGACCTCTTCGGGTTAATAGAGTTTTGCGTCCTTCTTGGATTTCAAGTGCTTGTAAGCGTAGTGATAGCAGAGTCCCAATGATTCCACTAAGCACGAAAACCGCAATCATGTAAAACATAGATACCCTTCTTTCTTTTCAGTAGTAATTCGTCTGCGATAGACAGCCGAATTTTATTTTCTTGGAAATCGCACCTTGAATCCTGTTGGATCCATGCTTGCGAAGTGTTCATTTACCATGTCTTGTAGCAGAGATACTGTTTCTGCTTTCGCTTCTTTTGCTTTTACTTTTTCCAGTTGTGACTTGGGAGTTGGAACCTCAACTGTTACATAGAAACGAGCCTTCATGATTTTCCTTTCGATTTATCTTGGGGATTTTCCGCCAAGACTTGTGTTCATCTTACAGCCTGAGCCTACTTTGCCCATTCATTTATACCGAGCGTTTTGCCTCTTCAAATGAAGGACTTATACGACCTATAGAGCCTTCATAAGATTAAGCCCAAGGATTACCCTGAACTTAATTATCTGAAGACTCTAATAGGCGTATAGGAGTTTTTTTATTTACAGGCTACGCAGTTAGCAAAGATTGCGCTTTATCTTTGAACTTTTCAGTACCGCCTAGAATTATTCTTTCGGCACGAAGTTCATCTTTGCCTTCTTTACTTCTTACTGGCTTAGCCCAATCTGACCACTCTACAACAGCGTTGTAAGCAGCCCACTTTGTGCCAGCAATATTGCTTTGCGTTGGTGCTTTCCACAAAGCAAATAGTTCATTTCGCTTTTGCTCAAATGAGTTCTCAGCCCTCTTGGTTAATTCACCCTTTGGCTCAGGCACTAGAACTTCAATGAACTTCTTGTATTGCGTATCTGTGAACTTCTCAGATAGCAACTGCTCAACCTCTTGCTGAAAAGCCTCTTGGTATTTGAACACTATACCTAGAGTCTCTCTTGCGTGTTGAACTTTGGCAGTAGCACCAGAAGTATGCTTCAGAGATATCTTAGACTTTGCAGAAGCAAGTGCTAAGCGAACTGTGTTTGTGCATACTGCTCTGATAGGTGTTACGGCAACAGTGAAGGAAGATGAACCATCGTGGCTATTAACAGCCATAATATAGTTATCTACTACATCTGCCCCATTGGCTAACTTCATAGAGTCAGGGAACTTCATAGTCATGAAAACACGACCACCCTTCTTCAATGAACCAGCAGTTTCGAATCTAGCACCCGACTCATCAGCAATAAGGTTTAAGAAATCAAACGCCTCACTGTTTTGAATTGGTGTATATCGATTACCAACTACACCCAACGCAGCCATTCCTGACTTTGGGTGATTACGATAAGTAAGAAACTTATCTTGTAGTGTGATTGTTTTACCATCAACAACTGTGCTGATAGGTTCTTCACTTACTTTTACTGGCCACTCTAACTGCGCAGTTTTAAGTGCGTCTTGTGCAGTTAAGGCATTCGGTGTAATTTCACCGAGTTTATGCCAAGCGACTTCTCGATTAGAGAAGAACGCACTAGTGCCATCAGCAAATTGCTCTATTTCATGAGCCATTTACTTTACCCTTTCTTCTTTTCTGACGAGGCTCGTCAGTAGTGGCAATTACCACTAGACCCTACTTTCGTAGGGTTTCGCCTTAATTAACTTCAACCCATTCCATGGCAACACGAAGTAAATTATCGTAGTCGCCAGACATTGAAGCATTGCTGTATTCATCTATCTGTTCTTTTGTTGCTCCTGCTCTTCTGAGAGCAGACCTAACTGATCCCATTATCGCGAAAGCATTTCCGTCATTTCCTGTAAGTTGAACTGTTGTATTGAACTTAGGCATATTTACCCTTTCTTTGTTCTGAAGAACTCATCAGCGTAGTCATTTAACTACGGACGCCCAACCGAAACCGACTGGGCGTTTCGTTCTATCTTTTTTGTTTGAGATGCTCTTCAACCATTTCTTTCATTTGTATTTTAGTGGCTGAGTTATTAAGTTCCTTAGCCATTTCTATACATAGTTTGTATGAATCAGAAACGAAAACAGGTCTAGTTGGAACACCTGCGTTCATAAACTTCTGAAACATTTTCCAGTCAATAACAAAAGACTGACCTGAACTTATCCAGTCTTTTCTTACACAAGCATCGCCGTAGTATCCACCGGACTGGCATGCGATAAATGAGTTTGTATTAGACATGTTGATTTACCTTTCCGTGGGCGTTCCACCAAGTCTTGGCGAAGTCCAATGTTCTTTCATTGAACTGGTAGCACCACTTCTGCGTATGTGTATGATGGCAACTTCTATCTTGGTTACCTGAGTAGATAATTACTTTGCCACCATATTTATTTATTTCCATCATTATGTTTTCAGCAGGGATACCCCAGTCAAGTAGGTTGCCTACCCACTCTCTTACTCTGTCTTGTCTACAAGGTAAGCAAGGGCACTTGTGTTCTGTTTGGTGAGTTGCAACTTTAACTGTCATAAGTTCTGCTGCTGAACCTCTTTTCATTATTTCCTCACCTTCAGTATTGCGTAAGAGCCACCCTTATTTAACTCTTCAAGAATTGGCTCTAGTTTTGGAACTAGTAAATCACGGACCATTTGACTTAGCAGTGAGTGCCTTAATTCAATTGGCAGTGCTAGTATCCTTTGACATGTTATATGTTTGTCGTCTAGTATCATTTCTAGTTTGATGCTGTGCTCTATTGTTGTCATTTATTTACCCTTTCAGTTAGTCACTCATTGATTCGTCATACATGCGGTCAGGATCTTCCTCACCGCATTTACATTCTTGTTCATCGCAATCAGCACAAGAATATAAACTTAGTGCTGCTGGGTCACCATGAAGCCATTGTGGTTCAGACATTAGGCTTCACCTCGTCACTTACATATCCTTCTGCTAATAGTCCATCTAGTAAATCGTGAACCATTAACAAGCCCTTTTGAACTTCTGAGCCATCTTTGAAATAACGGAGAGAAGTGTTTATTGCTCCCCCCATTTTTTGTATATCTTCATACTTATATCCAAGCATTATCTTTCTCCCGTCTATTGAAGTTATTCATCTTCAATCGTAATGTTGGACCATTCACAGTCTTCATTAGTTAGTTCACCTACACCATTGTAAGAAAGATCGATACTGATATCGTCCTCGCTTACCTCTTCGTCTAAGGCACATTCAACAGTTAAGTTGTATTCAACTGTTATTTGAACTGTTACCTCTTTAGTTAAGGTGATGTCCAGTTCAGCAGCCAGTTCTTTTAGTTCATCTACTGTTGCTGAATCATCATCTTTGACATGTTCAAGTATGAACGCTTTAACATAACCTAACTGTTGGTTAAGTTTTGCATTTCTTTCTTTTGAAGATTCAAGTTGCCTCTCTAGGGAATCAACTGAATTACTGTACTTAACTAACTCTGCCACTATTTCATCAGTGGCGTGATCTCTAACGAACTCATCAGCAATTGCTTCTACTGTTGGCTCGTCTATTTGTGTTTCTGTTGTCATGATTTACCCTTCATGTTTCTAACGATTGGCTCGTCAGTATCGGCATTTACCGATAGACCCTGCCGAAGCAGGGTTTCGCCATTAGTAATCAGATATGTTTGAGTACTCTTTCGCAGCAACTAAAGCCATGTAGTAAGTTCCTTGAAGTAGGTCACTATCAACATTGTTTTTAACTTTAGTAATTCGCTTGAACCAAACGCTGTATTTCTCATCACTTACATTGGTGGTTATACCAATACGACGAGCAATATCTAGCGGAGAATAATAAACAGGAACTAGGGTCTGTTCATTAGTTATAGAACTCTTGACTGACTTGTTGATATATGCTCCGTCAAGTTTTTCAAGCACTTTAATTCGGGCATAAGTATCAGCCCAGTTGGTAACTTTGATTTCACCAATGCCTACTGCCATCATTAGCCAAATCATTTGCTCAGTCATAGCCTTGTGTTCATCAGACCATAAACTTTCATGCTCTTTGCACTTAGTTATATCCCATGATAGTGCCATTTATTTACCCTTCTTAATCTGAACTCGTCAGCGTTGGCGTTTACCAACGGACTGCCCGAAGGCAGTTTCGTTCTTTGATTAATTGCTTATTTCTTCATATTCGAGAATATCCCAACCACTCATTGCACAACCATAAGCACGACCATCTAGCACTACTTCGTCACCAACGCTTATAGCAGTATGACTTCTGTTTTCAGGCATTTTTCCGTCAAGGAATAACTTCCATATTGCACCTTGATATAAATTGGTGCACTCGAACAGATATTCCAACCAGACCATGTCGTCACCATCAAGTTCGTAATGGTCAGTTGGAACTTCGAAGGTCATTTCAGCATTACCTATCTTGCCATTTGCAGCAAGAGCAACTGCTTGGTGTTTGAAAGCAGTCCATTTGATTGTTATTAACATATTTACCCTTTCATTAGTTAGTGAATCAGCGACAGCCGAATCACGATTTAGTTAGTTAAGCGAACCATTTTCCATAATGAAATCGCTTGCTCTTTTCTTTGCTTCTTCTCTCGTAACATATTTATAGACTTTAGAACCCAGTGATAAATCACCAATACTGGCTCTGACCATAACTGAGTAATCAGTCTTTATGATTACCCATTCAATGTCTTTCAGGTTTAACTTACCCATTACGCTTAACCCCTATTTCATATTCTTCAATATCAGAAGCCCAGTTGCCACCGATACCACTTATTTCATTAGCGATATCTTTAGCAGTTTCTATATCGCCTTCTCGGATTGCTTTCTTTAGTTGAGGTAGTATCGCTTTGATATACCTCATGTCTGTATTGACTGACTTAACAGTCAAGTCACCTATTTTTTTAGCCATTTGGTTTACCCTTTCAGTTGGTTTATGAACGACCTGAAGACCTTCCGTTCTTCAAGTCGGGACTATCTTTATGAACTATTGTGAAACCTTGCTTCGGCACTAGCATTAGCCGATAATTTTCTCTGCCTGTAACTCCATTGGTTGATAAGCAATCTCGTTTCATGCAGTAGTAGTAACCCAGTTCCCATCTTCTTGGATCAACTGGGTCGTTGCAATAAATGCAATAATTCTCGCTAGACATGATTCCTTAGTTACTTTCCATTAGAACTTCTAGTGACTGCTCTTTGTAGCATTTTTTACAAACAAGAGTGGAGTCAAAGAAAGTAACTGGAACTTTACAGCACTTAGATAATCCGTTCATTGTTTACCCTTTCGTTTTCAGACAGACTCATCAGTTACGGCGTATACCGTAAGACACGCAACAGGGTGCTGCGTGTTTCGTCTTATATAATTAATTGCACAACTTTCTACCGCAAGATAGTTAGTTGATATGTTTGATTTACTTTTGAAAGTCATTCGTCGTAGGTCTAATCTTTTTACCGTTGCGACCGGAACTACTTTTATCACTCGCTCTTTTGCTAATGGAACTAGCAATGTCATCGCGAAAGTAATTTCCTCACCTAGAACTGGCTATATCGTCGTATTATTTTGATTGACCGAGTAGTAGTCTGTAAATTGAATCAGTCTTGTTAGTTTCGATTTTACGAGCACCTGAATTACTGGAACGATTCAGGACGCCGAGACCCTTTACAGGTTTTCCTCTGACTATCCCTTCACTATTTAATTATCAGGTAATAACCTTTTCTGTCACCTTAAGAAGTTCCCTAGGGATTTAATGACTTCTTAAGTTCACCAGAGTTTTATCCCTGACCGTAGTTTTTTCACTTTTGAGTTTTGCCCCTAAGGGATTCTGAAAACCCAGCCGTGCCTACCCCTTAATCCTACTACATCTTGACCCTGTATAAAAGACGGCGAGGGGAGCCGACCTGCTTTGGGTATATGGCAAGCCCTACAAGGAAGCCTCTAGGAAGCCTTTTGCGACCCTTTATTACAGGTCAGGTAGTTATTTACTTAGATATTAGTGAAGAAGGCTCTACGCCCAGTATCTCTGCTAATTTTAGTATGGTAGAGAACTTGGCTGGTTTACCCTTCTCTAGCCTACATAGGCTTTCAGGTCTTATTCCTGCCATCTCTGCTAGTTTAGACTGAGTAATAAACCGAGCCTTGCGGAGTGATTTAATCTTCTCTCCATTAACAATAGCAGTAGCAGACATAGTATCCCTATCTTTAGTTGTAATTGCGGTAGCATTTATATCAGAGAACGACAGCCGAATACAAGTTTACACACTAATATTCTAACATTCCTTAAGTAATTTGATAACATATAACAACCTGACGTCACATATCCCAGACGCAGGTCTAAGACCGAGTTGATACCCCTCTGTCCCAAGAGGTGTGGTTCCTCGGTCTTAGTTATTTCAAAGAAATAGTATAGATTTGGTCTTTATGTCTTGCTTATATGTAATTGATTCGCCATACTTATATCCCAGAAGGAGGCGATATGAGTAGAGCCGACCATGCTGGATTCGTTCATGACTGTTTAGCCAAGTTATCAGAGTTAGACCAACAGATAAATATGCTAGACCCTGAAATACACCAAGAGAAGATTGCTTACTTACGTGAGCAAACTCTTAGAATACAGTTATTAGCAGATAAACAATTAGCGACTATATAAACTTTGGTCTACCGAAGCCTACTACGGCTACTGGTAAATTAGGTTTCAGTTTGCTTCTGTTCTTCTTTTGATATGCCCTTATTTTTAGACATACTTCGCCACCATTTCTTTGGTCGCCTTTCTTATCTGCTGCAGTATTGCCTTCTACGCAAGTAATAGTTCCATCGCCATTATCTTTAACCACAATACCGACATGAGATATTCTGTCTACGCCATCACCAGGAAAATCAAAGAAAACAATATCGCCCGGAAGTGGTCTTACATCTTCTCCCTCAAACCAAGTTTTATTCTTTTGAAAAGCCTGTGCTCCGACTAGTGTTGATACGCAATTTGGGACTTTAACTCCTGCTTGGTTAGCACACCACATAACAAACGAGCCACACCATGGTAAGAAGTTTGCTTTAGTAAACTTGCCATATTTGGTCTCGTTATCTTTGGGACCTTCAATAGTTCCTACTTCTGCCAATGCAACTTCAATCAGTTTTGCTGGTGTATTTAACTGTGCCATTATTTAATTCCTTTGGTTTTCTCTTTAGGGTATTTCTCAATTCTTTCTTTTATCCTACCATCTTTGCCCATGCGAACTATCCAACCATCTTTTATCTGCATAGAGTTAAAGGGTTCACACCTTCTGTAAGAAGCAGACATTACTTTTTCACTTTGCGTTGCCATCTAGTTCCATCTTGAACTAAACCATCTTTGTCGCCGTCTTTAGCATTAGGTTTGAAGCCTTTCATTATCCTATCTTGCTTAAAAGCAAAATAAGCAATTAGAATGCCCACACCTAGAGACCAGAAAAATAAAAATTCCATTACTTGCCTTTACGGGCTGAAGTCTTTCCGTCTACATCTTGAAACGCATCGTTAATTTCAGCACTTGTTAATTTACCATCTACTAAGTAAGAGCGAGATAGTTGTTCAACAACAGTAACAACACCTAAAGTTCCTGCTAAAATTACGGCTTTAATTGTATCAATACCAATAATTGCACCTGCGCCAATAACTGATAAACCACTAGCCAAGAATACGGCAAATATTCTTTTGGCTATGCTTAATATCTTTTCCATAAAGTTGTCGCCCTTAAGTTGGTTCTTTCCAGTAGCAACCATTTTATCTCCTCTTAGTCGTTTTCTTATGTTGGGGCTGTGTATAGTATATGAAAGGACCACTAGTATACGCATCATTTCTTGCGGCAATTTCTAAAGATTCTGAAAGACTAGCCCCTGCTTCTAATGCGCCAATGGCATAACTACTACCTGACCCGACACCATAAAATCCTGTATCGGTAAGTGAAATACTCATATCGTCTGCTAGTTCAAAGACCTGACCAGCAATGGCTATTAAGAAACAGAACTTGCTTTCGTCGTCATCTACGTCCCACTTATATTCGTTTTCTTTGAAACAGGCTTTAAGTGAAGGAACTACCTTAGCAATCATAAAATGGTAAAGGTCTTTCCATTCATTACCAGTTGGTCTTGGTGGGTTCCAGATATGTTGAGCAATATCGCACGGAGAACACTCTCCACTACCAGCAATAAGGAAGGGACCTCGTTCACTTATTTTAATCATCTCTTTATGTTTTTGAAGTCTGCCACTACTTGCGGTTACTTGACTATCTGCACCAAACAGGACTTTGTCTTTTTGCTGAACTGCGATGATTGTGGTCATGCCCTAATAGTAAGGGAGGTGTCGGGAAAATAGGCTAGGCGACATATAGAAGCCACCTAGCCCAAGTTTATTGCATTACTTTTTTGTTACTCTTTTGCTTGAACTTGACTTGCTCTTTATCTGCTTACCTACTTCTTTTGCTATAGATTCAGCAACTCTTCCGTAGGCAGGGTCTTTTGTATTTAAGTATCTTAAGGCAACCGGCAATGCTGCTACCCATATCGCATTGGCTACTGTCCACCACTCTCCAGTATTAAATTCTAATGGAGAAACACCAGTCAAAGCACTGATAGTTGCTACTGCTGATATTGCTGCACCTAGTAAATGGCGACCATAACTCTCTACTGCTGCTTTATTTATTTTCACCTTACTCCTTGACTGCCAACTTTTTTACGATGTCGTAGATATCGTCTATACGGTCTACTACTCCTGATTGGCGTTCTTCTAATCTTATCACCCTGTCTGCTAGTGAACTGCCCCCATTAGGTGAAAGTTGAGATAGTTGAATCTCCATAGGCTTAAGTCTTTCGTCTAGCATGGCAATGATGTCTTGGCTTATATTTTTCTTCATAGGTCTCCAGACGAATTTACTAACTATGGTCAAAATAGCCAAAATTGAAGCAGTTGTGGCAGCAACAATTTCAGCGTATTCATAAGTACTCATAAGTTAAATGATAGCAATACCCTAATACTATCTTAATATAGAGCGACTTATGTCTTACGCCAATTTACCTAAAACTAGAATATCTCCTGCATTTATTAAGCAAAATACTACATCTGCACTAGTAGGAGAATAACTCGAGAGATAACGAATACCAGTTAAATCAGTCGTATCACCACTTAGCCTAATAGTTAAAGAGGCTGGAGGTCCTGCTGCGGTTGATTGAACTACTGCTTGATGAATAGCAATACGAGAATTCTGATCAACTAAACCTTTGATGATTGTTGAAAAGTCCATGATTATTCCTTAACTATAACTTTCATTGGCTTCAACTAGTCTAACAGTTCTTGCTGAAGCCGACATAACTTCGTTTGGGGATAGCGGAATAGTAAGAGTATCTAAAATAACGATTCTGTCCACCTTGGCACCCGTAGACTTTACATAAACAATATCTTGAACATCTAGAGCGGGATTAACTAACCCGTCCCAATTTATAGTTTCCTGTGCGCCGATATAAGTGTTTAGTAATAAAGTTGCTGCGGTAATCGCTGCGGCAGAAGTACTTAATAAATTAGTAGATATGAAAGTAGGGACTTGGCCGAACTTTCCGTATCGGTAAGTTGGACTCCCAGAGTCTTCGTCCCAGACCTCTACTCTTATTGGAGTAGAAACATTACTTCCTTCAACATAGTAGATAACTCCATTGAAAGTTTCCTTTGTGCTAATAGACCTATTTAGACTTATAACAGTTGTTCCACTTCCTTCTTCGAAAGTAGCAATAGGACTAGTTCCATCTAAAGTGGGGAACTGTTTCATTGTAACTACTCCTGTTGCGTCGAAGAATAAATCGAAGCCTACTAACTCACAGATTTCTACCGCATCTTTCCAAGGGTCATTTTCATTTTCAGCACCTAAGATAACTTGGTTGATAGTTACGTTAGTAGTAGGGAAAGAGATAACTGCCTCAGGGTACCTGTTGAGCAACAAATTGGTGATAGAGGTTTCTAAAGTGCCTGTCGTTAATTGGTAAGGTGAAGTCCATTTATTCCTACTTACTATTAGTGCTCTGTCTTCACCGCTCAATTCAATAGATACTCCTTCGTTAGTATCTGAAATACTTACATCTGTAATCACGAATACTCCTAAAGGAATATACTCTTCTGTAGCGTCTGAAAACCTAACTCCTCTATAAAGCCTTATTTCATTACCAAAAGGATTGAGCAAGTCAAATTGATTATCAGGCACTAAATTATTATTCGTTCTATCGGTGATCAAACTTACTTTGCAAGTTCTTCTTATTGCGCTAGAAGTTGATATCTCTACTGAACCTGATTCAATATCTATGTCGGCGAGTTTCTGGTCTGTCGCCCATATTTCAGCCTTGCTTACTACTACATGGCTAGTAGATATCGCTGTTCTAAAATTAGCACTAGTAGGAAACATTATCCATCTACCTCAACATAGGCTAATTCTATGTCGCGATAAATAACTCCATTTTGAAAAGATTCAGCAGCCCAAGTTCTGCCAACTACACGGATAAACTTTTGATTAAGTTGTGGGTCTTGAACTAACAAAGTTCCTTGGTGTTCAATAATTGGATAAAAGTCGTCCCACTCGGTCTCAGTTAAAGTTTTAATTTGATAGATACCATCTTCGCCTTGAATTGGGCCAGCAACTACAATAGGACGACTTTCTCCTAATGGGCGAAATATCGTATTTGGTTCTTCGATATTAGTATCTAACTGTGCTAAAACTCTTATGCTACCGATATTTATAGAAGGCTTACTGATAGCCTTAAACCACCAAGTTTCATCGCTCACTACATACACTTGAACTACAGCACTATAAGCGGAAGGAATTTCAACTCCACCTGAAGTAGTTGCTATAGATCTAACTCGGTAATATGCACTTGCATCTCTTGGCGCTTCATAATCAATTACTGAAGCAATAAAACTTCCACTAGGAGTCAAGTCACCCCCACCTCTAACTAATGCATAAGTTGTTCCTGAATCGTCCGACCTATAAATTTCAAATACTTGACTTGCAAATCCTCCTGATACCGCTACTCCTGTTGCAGTTAAAGTCGTGTAGTTATCGTCGTTACTATAAACAGCAGATAAAGAAGGACCTGTTGGCAAAGTGTTATTTATTACGAATCCGCTGTAAGCCCAATCTGAATAAAAAGGCGAGTTATTAACTGTCTTTCCAACTTTCATATATGCCCTATATGTAGCGTTTGCGAGTAAAGCGCCAACTACGGCGTTAGTATCAGCAGAACCAATTACGCCCGAGTCATAAGTTGAAGTCGAGGTTTCAGGGTCAAATCCTCCTGCTCCATACTGGGCAGCAGTGAAAACTTTTATTTGATAGTAACTCTGAGTATCGCCATCGCTATCAGTAAAAGTCCACGCAACATCAGGGCTAGCAGTATTAGTAATAGTTCCGTTGGGATTACTTACCGTTACAGAAGGTTTACTAACGATATCCACATCTACATAAAGTTCGTAAAGGTTTGATATATCTGTTGAGTCTTGATACTCAGTAATTTTAACTCTTAAGTTGTCTATATCGGTTTGAGTCCATGCTAAACCATTCGGGGCAGCGACTTGATATGCTCCAGTTAAAGTAGTGATACTTCCATAAGTTCCACGAAGTTGTAATGGAGAATGATAGTAGTTTTCATTGTCAATACGAGAACCTAAATAAACATTTAACTTACCAGTTGCCGAAGACCCAGTTTTAATTCTTGCTCTGACTCGTACTCTTTTAACTTTTTGACTTGCCGTTAAGGTAGTTGTTCCGAAATCATAAAGAACAGATGCTATGCCTGAAACTGAAGTTTTTTTAGAAATAAAAGTTGAATCACTTGCGTCATTCACAGCAGCGTGAAAAGAAGCAGCACCGCCATTATTATCAAAGTTTCCTGAACCCGTTACTGTGGCATTAGCCAATACTGTTGTAACTGCCATTATTTACCTCGCCTTTGAGAAAGTGCTTTACCTACTGCTGAGGCAACTGTTCTTGAAGTTACTGTAGTTGCTACTTTTTGAGTGTTGATATTTACATTAACATTAGGATTTCCGCCACCATAAGTAAAGTTAGAAGAGTTTAATTTACCTAATGACCCTAAACCACTTCCGCCAAAACCACCTGCGTCTGAACCTGTTTTTTTAGTTGCAGGAGCAGGAGCAGCACCGCCACCGCTACTACTTGCGCTTCCAGCACTACCTTTGATTCCGCCTATTGAAGCAAAAGCAGCAGCGATAACAGCAACTATTTGTTGAGCAATACTTGACGCGGTTGCTACTAAACTTGCTCTTTGGGATTCTAGAGCGTTCATTATATTTAAGGCTAAGTCAGTTCCTAGTGCAGTTCCTTCATCTCTTAATGGCGCAAGTACAGCAGTTATTGAATCTTTAATGAAAGTCATTTGAGCGTTAATGCTTTCTACTTCTGCTTGGGCTCCAGTAACAAATGCTTGAGCCATACTTACTGCATTGCCATAAAACACAGTAGCCATTTCAGTTCCAAAAGTAGTTGAAGCAGTATTAATTTGTCCATATAAAGAGTTAATAGCCGTAATTTGTTCTGCGCTTGCAGTTGTTAATGCTTGTGCTGTTAAAGAAGCAGTTTCAGGACCAGCCTCTAATAGTTGGCGTACATAAGTTTCATTAACTCCCGACGCTAACAGTTTCTTGATATTGGCTGAGAAAGAAGTAATCATGGTTAAGCGGTCTTGTAACTGCTTAGTGATAGATTCAATACCACCTGAAGAAGCCTTTATTTGTGAAATAACATAACCAGTTGCTGTTCTTGCTACATTGTAAACTGAAGCACTATCAGCCTTAGATAAATCAACTAAAGCCAAAGCATAACTTTTTAGATTACTTGTTATAGATTTGTTGAAATCTGCTTGTTCAGACAGAACAGTTTCTAAATTCTTTTGGGCTTCTTCTAATACTTTAACTGCTACTTCTCTACGCTTAGCAAGCACTATCAACTTTTTGGTTTGTGATTCTAAGAATGTTAATAATTTATTAGCAGAAGCAGGATCTATCCCGGCATACCTCTTGTTTATAGCAGCAGCCAACTGGTCATACATACCAATAATAGAACCTACGTCAGCCTCAGCACTTGATAGTGCTCTCGTCAATGCACTTGGCTCACCAAAAGGTCTGCGTAAAATATCAGCAAGTTCGGAAGCACCTTCTGCCCTGCTCTTAAGTGCGTCTTGGTAAGCACTTTGTGCGTCTTCTAATTTTTTAGTAACCGCTTCTAAGGCAACAGCATTGGCTTCTGCTTGTGGAATAAAGCCTCTAACAACATCGTTCAACTTATCGAAAGATTTTCTTAAGTTAGCCAAAGCAGAACCACTTAACATCTTGCCTTTTGCTTCAAATACTGCTGCTACTTTATCTAATGAATCAATTATTGCGCCTCGGGCTGATTCAGCACTTTCTGTGAACTTATCTGAGAATTCATATTTGATGAAATCGTTATAAGACGCTGTGGCTTCTTTCAAGCCTTGCTTCATTTCTGCTAATTTTTTGGCTGCTGACTCTGCTGCTTTTCTTACTTTATCGTTGATTATATCTCTGTCTGTTGTGCCAAGTCCGTCTGGATTAACCATGCCAGCAACATCACCATTTATACTATCAACAGTTTTTTTAGTGATGGTTTTATATTTCTCTAATCCTTTTGCGAAGTCTTGTGCTTTAATGGCTGCTTCATCAAAGAAGTCACCCAGTCCCCCAGGAAGTTTACCTAATATTTCAAATGCTTTAGCAACTACTTTGACAACCATTTGTATTGCGCCAACTACTACCTTTCTAAATGTTGTTGATTTTTCCCAAGCAAGTTTGAAGCCCATTGCTACTACCGAAAGAGCGGTAATGATTATTCCTATTGGGTTAGCGCGGAAAGCATTACCTAATGTTTTCATTGCGAAAGCAAACTTTGTTGTCGCCCCAGTAGATGCGTAAGTAAAAAATGCATACGCTTGTTGGGCTTTTTTAACATTGAATAGAACTTTACCTAATCCCATTGACGCTATTTTCGCAGCCTTAGTAGCAACTACGAAGGTTATAATTGCAGTCGCAGCAACAGTAAACAATGCTGAGTTATCTTTAATAAATCTTCCTATCGAACCCAATACTTTAATAAACCCTATCAATGCTCCGATTGCTATTTTAATTGCTGAGGTAAATATCGGTACAAATACTGCGCCCATTGCTTTCGCGAAGTCCGTAATATCTATTGCTAAGCCTTTAATTAAAGTGATGAAACCCTCAATGGCTTTTCCGTCAGCAAATTTTGCTTGTAACTGAGTTAAAATTGGAGTCAATGTACTATTAAGTGTCGTAGAAACTGCGCCCAAAACTGGCTGTAGTGCTGTTCCTAGAACCTTTCTTGTATCATCAACACTTCTAGCAAATTCTCTTTGAGCCTTCTGTGCTGGTGTTAGAGCATTTTCAGCGAAACCTCTATAGGTAGTACCAAGGACTTTAACAATGGCTTGTGATCTTTCAGTTTCGTTTCCAGAACTGATCATTTTTTTCGTATTAGCATCAAGTATAAAACCAGTTTTAGTTAATGAACTGAAATTACCTTGCAATGCTTGAGCAAGACCATTAGTAAGTGCCCTAAATTCATCGGCACTTGCTGCTGCTCCTTTTTCTGCTACTACATAATCTAAAATAGCAGGAGTTAATCTACCAATAGTACTTCCATGTAAATCAAATGTTGCTAACTGAGATTGAATTACTGTGATATTTTCTTTTGAAATACCTGTTAATGACTCAAGGGCTTTGCCTTGTCCAAATAGTATTTGTATCTGCTCTTCTGTAGCACCATTTGTGTTGAGCAATAGTTTTCTTAATCTATTTTGTGCTTGACCTGCGACTGTTGCTGCTTGAACTGAATCGCGACCTAGTTTGACTGCATAAAGTGCAAGTGAAGTTGCTGCTACTCTTTTGAATACACTACCTAAATTACTAACACCAACTTGAGACTTAGCCGCAGATTGATTTAGGGCATCGGTTGCGCGAGCAGCCTTTTCCATACCAGCAATGAATTGACCAGTATCCGCTTTTAGACGAGCAAGTACATCAATTACTGCCATCTAATTTCACTTCCTTCTCCTAGCCTCTTGTTCTTGCTCCCATATCCGCAACCGCTCGAGTGCTTCCCATTCTGCTAATTCAATAGCAGAGATAGGCTGAAAGTTAGGACTGCCATATAAGAGTTCTTCGACAGTCCTACCTAAGCGTTCTGCTAATTCGAAGACGAACCTTCTGTAGCCGTTACGGAGGAATCTTTTCCCACTTCATCGGCACTTTCTTGTGTGAATCCCGATAACCTCATACCAACTGCTGCTAAGCGATCTAACGCTGTTGCTGCTTTGGCAAGTAAGGCATCGCGGTCTGCGGGCTTAAAGATTTGAACGCCAGTTTCTGTATCGAAAGAAGTAGCGATTACAATTTCAGGATAAACAAATTGTAGATTAACTCCACCTTTGTTATCTATTGCTAAATCCATGATACGAGTGCGCTCTGCGCCTGTCATACCACGAACTTCTACTTTAACACCCCACTCTGGAACATCTACCATCTCTGATGGAATATCCTGAGCAGATAAGATTTGGTCTCTAATGGACACGATTTCTCCTTTTGGTCTCGTTGGACTCGGTTATTGGGATTCTACTGCTTTTTAATTATTAAGCGAAAGCACCACGGGTAATGGCACCTGTAACTTGGAACTCTGCTGAATAGGAAACAATGTCGCCTACTCCTGCTGAAGTTTCGTATGAAGTCAAGAAGCACTCGCCTGTGTACTTTGTGAAAGTAGAGGTTGTGCCTTCAGGACCATACTCAAATGATACTGAGTCGGTCTTTCCTACAATGGCAGCCAAGTGCGTATCAACAGTAGCGTCGAATGAACCTTCGATACTGATAGTTGCGCCTGTGAAGCCGATAACATAAGAACGATCAGATGAACCAAATGAGGTTGTCTCTAAAGTCTCTGCTTCTCGAGGGAAAGAAACTGAATTAAGTGTATTGCTGATATCGGTAAGTGTGCCAGCGTTATTATCTACTTTGAACGACGCTGACTTACCATGTCTGAATGTTGGCATATTATTATCTCCTTGAAAAAGCGACGCTACGGGTTATAGCACCTGTGCCTGTTGCGATTGTGGTTCTTGTTCTCAGGTAGCGATTTACTGTCGTTCCTGAAGCAACTTCAACTCTTTCTGAATCAAGTCCAGAAAGTGCTACCGTACCGAATACAACTAAATCAGCCCATGTTGAGTTATCGGCTGAATGTTGAACTGCGATTACAGTAGTTGCTGTTCTTGCATTTGAGGTTACATGCATGTGCGCTACCCCACCATTAGTAGATGATGCAGCATTATCAACACTTGTGGTGTTGGTGGTTGTAGATACAGCGGTTTGGCAAACTAACCAAACACCTGAATCTAATCCTCCATCTGCAATTGCTTCTGCTGATACAGAAACAACATCAGTTAAAGGACTACTAATTTCATACGAAGTAGATGATGCTGCTGCAAGAATTGCTCGCCCACCTATACTGGTACTGTCGTTAGATATAGTCACTACTTTATCGGTAGTATTTCCCAAGGCGGCATGAAATATTGAATCTGCACTAGCGGTGGTCCCATCAAATAAGCCTTCAAATGATATTGAACCTTCATTATGACCGACAATATAAGAGCGGTCAGATGAGCCGAAAGTTGTAGTTTCTGGTAATTCAACTGCGTAAGCAGCGGTTGCGCTGTTAAGGTAAGTGGTTAGGTCAAAATCATCACTTAATACTGTGGTGTTTTTACCATGGCGAAATGTAGGCATTATTTACTCTCTTCGACTGGGCGTTGAAATTCTGTTCCATCTTGAACGAATCCGTCTTTATCGCCATCTATTGCTTCAGGGTCAAAAGTAACTTCAGGTTCGGTTTCAATTATTGTTTCAACTTTTTTTGCTTTACCATCAGAGGTCTCAATTAAGCCTTGTTCAAGTAACCACTTGGCTGATTTCTCTGGAATATCTGAAACAATAGTTCCCGACTCTGCTCGCTTATCGGGTGGATAATCTATACCTGTAAGAACTCGGTACTGTGTCATTAAGTGTCTCCTCTGGGCAACACAGACCCAACTACCTTGGGCACTTGGCTCTATATGTAGTGGGGTCTCTATGGACTCGGTTGATTAAGGTTAGCACGATTTACTCAAATAATACTACTGGACTTACTTTAGAATTGATATGTCCGTAACTCTAATTTCAGGATACATGCAGAATGTTAAAACTCCGGACTCTGATTTTTCTCCAGACATTTCCCTCCACCAATCACTTCCCCCGTCCATTGCTGGTGCTTGAAGCCAAACACAACCACCCCAGTCCGCAACTCTAAAATGGTGAAAGTGTCCTGAAACTAATACATCTGCGCCACCTACATTTTGGCGACCTAGTGATTGTCCCTCTAGCCATCTTCTTAATTTTCCTTCTACTCCCTGACCACCTCTTCTTGCTGCGTGACCATGAGTAATTCCTAAAACCCAACCAGCAACTTCGGCGGTAATGCTAAGTCTGTCTTTCGGTATAGCAAACTGAATATGACCATAAGCCTCTTGGTTGGTTTCAAGTATTTCTGCCACCTGCTCAACTATTGCTACATCGTCATTATCGTTTAGAGTTGTATAAGACTTGCCTGAACTATTGCGATTCTCTCCATGATTACCACCTACCGCTAAGACTTGAACAACAGTAAAGTATTTACTCCACCTCATTAACGCATCTCTCAATAACCTTCTTACTACTTTTACTTGATCTCTTCTGTCTAATTCAACACTAAATGTTTGTTGCGCGTAATGCCCTACACAACCTTCTATAGAATCACCAGTCCAAAGAACTACTAATTTACCTATCGGTCTTTTAAGTTTTTCAAGTTCTTTAATTCTTATTTCTACTTTATCTATTGCGTTAAGTATTCTTTCAATAGTTCCCTTGAGTCCATCTCCATCTGCTTTACCTATCTGCCAATCAGATAAAACTACTACCATTGCGCCTTCTCCAACAAAGGAACTTTTAAGATTTGGTTTATGTTTCTTTATTTCATTTTCTAACTTAGTTAAATCTTCTTTCTTAACATCGTCTGCTATTTGGACTACTTTACCTTTCCATTGGCGATTCAATGCGCCATCAGGATTACCCCAAACATTAAATAAAACAGGTTCTACTACTCTAAACTTTGATGGCTCTAATCCCCAGATGCGTAGTATTGCGTCCCAGTTAGGTGCTTCTTCTAAAGGTAGTGCAGTAGTTGTTATTGTTCCTTCATTGCCGTTCCAAATAACTCCTGCTTGCCACTCTGCTCCAATTTTATTTAATCTTGGTTCGCTAGTTGGGTTGGTTGAAGTCTGAAGAAGTTTGTCCATCTCATCATCTAGATTTATGGACAAGAACAGCCACCGCCTTTTGCTCTTCTTCTATGACGGCGCATAACTTCAGCACTAACTATTAGTTCATGGTTTTTCAACAGAGCAACTAAATCTAAAGATAATACTTCAGGATTATCTATAAGACTTAGTAATTTATTTTTACTAGATTCAGGTAATACATCTAATACTTTTTTTACTGAACAGACCATGCCATTTGATTTTTTACTTGGCACAAAACTATCTAGTGCATTTTCAAAATCAAGCAATCTGTTGGTTTGTTGCTTTACATCTTCCGCAGTTGAGTTTCCATGGTCTTGTAAGGTATTCCGCGAGAATGCGATTACATCTCCAGCATCTTGGGACTTCGTCACGATTAGTACCTCTTCCGTAAATGTCTTTCTTACTCTCTGACGGCTCCAAGTCTATACCCCAACATGGCAATCCAAGTTAAACACGACACGAGGTCTTTCAAGTTGATCCACGGAAAGGGAGTAGAAAGTTCCAGTTGGTTCAATCCTTTTCATTACAACACCCGAAGCAGTTACATCTACTATTCCTGAAACTAGAGTTCGCAAGGCTTGAGCAAGGTCTCTTGCTGTTGCATAATCATCTCTAGCAGCCCTAACAGAGATTTGAACACTTGGTCTATCCATCTGTATTGCAGTTGCACCAAAGGTCATTACTGGCGCACTTCCTTGATATTCATAAATACATACACATGTATCTGGGGTGTCTGGCATCTTTGATAGAAATAGGTTAGTTCCTATTGTTAGATCGTTTCTATTGGTGTCTATATAAGCCCCTAGAGCCTCTAATACGGTCGCCACTTAGATACCCATAGCCTTTCTAACCGCACCCAGTAATCGCCCGTCCATGCCCTTTATACGCCTTCTAACTGGGTCTTCAAGGTACTTCGCTTTCCTGCCATTACGGAAGTTCATTTCTAAATCTTCGTGAACAATAGCAGCGTAATCTGCTGCTGCTCCTCCATAAGAAATCTCAACAACAACATCTTTTCCTTCTACCTTCGGAAAGCCCAATTTTCCAGAAGCCCGTAAATTACCAGTGTCAAGAGGAACTTCATCTTGGCTCTCTTCAAATATTGTTGCGCCTTCGCGATAAAGTGCTTGCCCAAGAGTGCCTAGAGACTTTGGTCCACTAAGAGTAAGTAGGTCCATAAGTTTCTTTGAATCTAGAGATACTTCATATTTAGCCACCGATAGAACCGAACCTAACTTTAGTGTGATGAACTGTTGCTGTTCCGTTAGCACTATAACTTACTTTATCTACCGATATTATTCTTGGGTCTGCATTACTTCCCGGCAAGTCTAATCTATCCCCCACTTCAACATTTGCGTCTGAAAGTATATAAAGAGTTCCGCCTTCAACAATTTCATTACCCTGTTCATCTCGAGAGTTTTTAACATCAGATATAACACGGCAGGAAAATGAAGTAGGGGTTGCTGATATGGTACGAGAGCCGTAATTATTCAAACTTCCTTTTTTGTACACGACTACAGTGTCGGTCATATCTCCTGACCAGTGGTTAGGAGAACCCTTTACATATGTGGTCATTTTTCACTCCTATACGTTGTAGTCGTGGATACCTGTATAAAAATCCGTCTTGTAAGTAGTCGTGGATTTATCTGCTGTAGCCATAATAGCCTGAGTGTTAATTTTTGGAGTTGGCGGGTTGAGGTATATTTTTTGTGATCTCAATCTGTCGGCCAAAGCGCGAAACTCAACTGCGGAAGTAGCGTAAGATTCTGATATAGAAAGGTCGCCAATACTACGACTGTAATTAGTTTTATGAGCAAATGAACCTGCAATAATATCAGCGGCAGCAATAGCAGCGTCAAAAATATCATTACTCCAAGTAGTTAAAAGATAAGCAATCTCTTCGTCATGTAAATGGAAATCAGTAGAGTCGGTATCTTGGACTAAAAATCTAACTTTATCTCTATTACCACTCGAAGGGTCTACATAGGTGAAAGCCATTTTATACTATCTCCACTCCACAGATATGGAAATTAACTTCAGTGCTGGAAGCATTTCCTGTTATTAGTTGCCCTGTAGTTAAAGGCTGGGAGATATTATAGATTTGAGTTGCGCCTGCTGTAATACTTACAGTTCCAAATAATTGAACGCTGTTGAGCGAGATGGTAAAGGTTCGTGTAGAAGCACCATCATTATTAACTACAATGCTCGTAACAACAGTAGTTGTAGAAGCAGGAACTGTATAAAGAGTTGAAGAACCAGTTTGGGCTGCTGCGCGGTGAAGTATCTTATTAGTAATAACTGACATCAGGTTATCTCCACTCCTGCTATAAAGAAGTTAATATCTGTGGCCGAGGCTAAGCCTTTAATCGTTTTGGTGGCTGTTAAGGTTTGCTTCATTGAATAGGTCGTAGTTGTGTTGGCGGCAATACTTAGTTCCTTAAACAAATCGACATCGTCTAGTAGGATAGAAAAAGTTAAAGAACCGCCTGAGGTATTGGAAACTGTAATTTCAGTAACTACTGTGGTAGTGGCTGAAGGGGTTGTATAAAGGGTCGCGCTAGAAACGGCAGCAGCCGTCCGTGAAAGTATCTTTGGGGTTACAGCCATTAGTTAGCCTTCATTATTTCCATGATTTGGAAGTCATCAAACTCAGCGTCTGAATCATCTGCTAAGTTTTTAATATCAGTGTGAACCGCAGGGGTATCTGCGGCTAAAGGGTATCTTAGTCCTCGACCAGTGGTTGCCATTTTTACTCCTTTTAACAGTTTAATAATAGCAGAAGACTTAAAGCAAAAAGGATAGCACTTAAGGTAAGCCTTTAATTGACGAAGCCTGAGTGATAGGCTACTTTTAGTTCAGGAGGATAGATGAAATCAAATATAGAACTTTTCAACGAAAAAAAATATATTCACGTAAAGGGTGCTATTTCTCCAGATATTTGCGGTATTGCGGCCCAATATGGAGTTTTTGATTCTTTTGTTAATTACACCCC